ATGAACCAGCGTCACGGAATTGAGCCGTCCCTTATTGGTGACATTTGGCTTCAGAAAACGCCAGCCGCTTTTTCCGGCATAGGCATAGGTTCCAAATGGAACGGTGGATTCCACCTTCTTAAGCAGGCGAGGGTCATTGTCCTCCACTTCCACGATCTTCCCGTCATCCGTGTGAACCTCCAGGCGCGGGCCGTCCATGACCAGCGTTCCCACATAGCCATTGTAGGCCACGGTGTCTCCTGTCATCGGGGCATTGGCGAGAATCGGCTGGCGGGAGGGCGGGGCTTTCGGTGGCGTGACAGGCCTGGGAATGCCGAAGTCGTTCAGCAAATCGCCTTCCGGTGAGCCGGTATCAGTCAATCCGCTTTCCGTGCCGCTGGCATGGGCTTCATTGACAGGGTTCGGTGCGGGCGTCCAGCTTTCCTCCCGTTGCTTGGCCCATTTGTCGATCTCGGCGCGTTCCGCCTCTGATGCCTTGATGGACTCTTCCACCTGTGCCGCCTCATCCTTCACCGCCGCCGGTTCCGTGTCCTCAGCCTTCCCATGGATGGCCTCCAGAATCTGCCCCGCGGAATTGATCTTGCCTTCCCGCACGTCATCCGCAGTCTTCTTGATCTCCTCCATGCGCGCCCGCGCCTCTTTGCCGCTGTGCCAGCGTTTGCCGCCGAACACCGCGCCGAAAAGCAGGTTGCCGGGGTTGATCAGGTTGGAGAGGGGGGCGCGCTCATAGCCGAAAGCCGGGTCAACAACTTGGCCCTGCATGGCTTCAATGGCCGTGATGTTCGCTGTTTCAGCGGCCGCCGCGCCGGGCAACGAGGCGATCTTTTCCGCGAACGCTTTTTGTGCCGCTTCAGGGAGCAGCTTCACCACCGCCTTGACCGGCATGGACGCCAGCTTTCCTGCCACGATGGCCGTGACCGCGCTGGCCGCACCGTAAAGCCATGCATAGTCCCGCACCTGTTCGGCCTGCTCCTTGAGCTTTTTGGACTTGGCTGCGTCCGGCTCGTTCCATGCCTGGTCCATCAGGTCATCGGCCATGTTCTTTCCGCGCGCCTCTGCGGACGCAAACATTTCGGTCGGGAGACCCGCCTGCCGCATCACCGCCCAAATGGGCAGCTTGCCCGCCACGTCCTCCGCATTGCGCTCGGCATCCCCAAGCAAGGTCGGCGTGGTGGTCTTGTCCGCCATCTCGTATTCCTGACGCCCGTACTGGCGCAGGGAAGTGGAGGCGTCATGAAGCTGTCCAAGGCCGGGAATGGCCGAGAGCTTGTCCAGCACCGCCGCGCCGATGTCCGAGATTGCCTTGCCGCCAGATGCCGCCGCGCCGCTCCAGAAATGGGATTCGCCTGCCTTCTTGCCAATGGGAGAGCCCACGAAGGCGTCATAGGCTTCCTTCTTGGTCGCCCCGCCCTTGACCTTGAAATGGCCGCTCCCAGCCCCGTTGCTCAGCATCACATGGACATCGTAGCCACCGCGCATATCCGGGTATGCCTTGGCGATCCCATAGTCATTGCCTTCCGGCGATGTGAGGCGGTGGGCTGGTCCCGCGCGATGCTCCTGGAAGGCGGGATGCTTCAGGATGCGGCTGATGCCCGCATATGCCTGCGGGTTCTGCTGTGCGGCAGCCTGCGGGCTGGCATCATACTGGTTCGCAAAGTTTTGGAAATCATCCTTTGTCTGAAAATTGTCCTGTGCCCATTGGGCGGTTGCCTGCTGTCTCTGGTCGGCGATCCGTTTGTTGATCTCCTGGTCAATGGAATCCCGCTGGGCATAGGCGCGGTCGGTCAGGTCCGGATTGTCCTCCGCAACCTTCTGCATGGCATCGGCAGAGCTTGCCTTGAGCCGCTGGAGAGCCATGGCCGTCTCTTCAGGGGGTGCTCCAACCTGCTGCCCATGCTCCACAATGGCGTCTGGGCTGGGTAGGTTCTTGGTGTTGTCATAGATGGCCTGCTGCAAGGGGTCAATTTCGCCCGCTGGCTGCACGTCCGGCGCGCTGGCTGCGTCCGCGCTGAATGACCCCACGTCGGGAGCGGACGCCATCAGCGGCGCGGCAGAGGCGGTTTCTGGCGCGGCTGCCGTTGGAGCTTCTACAAGCGCCTCACTCATGGTCTCCCGGACTTCCCGCCCGGATGGGTGAAGAAGTTTTTAGGCGGGATTGAACCTTTTGGCAGCGCACGCGGTTCGGGGTTGGGCTGCCACCTGCCATGCGCGTCCACCACGCCCTTGCGTCCGGCAATCGTTGCCTCATGCGGCTCCGCCGGATGCTGGCTCTTCCAAAATGCCAGCCCCTTTTCCATGTCCGAAGGTTTTGGGGCTTTCGCGATGGCATTCAAAACGCGCTGGCTTTCAACATCGCCCTTGGCCCCTGCTTGGTCATGGTAAACCTGAATCTCATCGAAGATCGCCTCACGTTCACGCTCCGTGTTTTCAAAATCCTGCGCCTTCTGCTTGATCTTGTCCTTCGCGACATAATCCTTCTCCGCCAGTTCTGCGTGATGGAAGCGCTGGCGTTCCTCATTCACGCGCTGCCAGTTGTCGTTGCGCATGTCATGGAACCGCTCGTTCTCGGCGGCCACATCGGTTTCGTGCTGCACCTTGTTCTGCTCTTTCCAAATCTCCATGCCGCGTTGGGCGCGGGCTCCTGAAAGCTGGGTCTGTGCCTGCGCCAGACGGTCGGCAAACGCGGTCGGGTTGGCGCGATAGGCACGCATGAGCCCCATCTGTTCGGAGCGCGGAAGTTTGTTCCATGCCGCGATGTCCTCCGGCGTTTCCCCTCCACGCAGTCCGCCCTTCATGGCGATCTCGTATTTCGCCAGCGGGTTCATGTCTGGGTCAATCTGCTGCGGAACTTTCGGCGCGGCGGCGTTCTTGTTGAGAACTGCGATTTGCTTTGCCTGGTCGGCAAGCCTCTTTTCCGCATCAGGATTCACCGCTGGCGGCGCGGACTGGTCGTAGGCTGTGGCAAAGTCCGGCGTCTCCGGTGCAGGCGGCGGCGTGTTCCGCTGGAAAGGCGTCATTGCAACGGCTGGCGCGTTGCCTGGTGCTGGAGGCGGAGTGCCTGAGCCCGTTGGGGCTACGGCTGCTGCTGACGGTGCTCCAATTTCTGAGCCGATACCACTGGCCATGGCGCTCATGTCTGCGGGTGCCTCAAGAGATGACACGAAGCCGGAAGGATCAACCGCGGCATTTCCCGGTGCTGGCGGCGGCGCGGACGGAGCCGGGGAAGCGTAGGTCGGCGGAATGATGGTCTGGCCCGGCGACGTGTCATAGTGAAGGCCGGTAGAGGGATCAATGGTGGCGGGCGCTCTGGTAACCGGCGGTGGATTGCCGCCATAAAGCGCCGAATGTTCCGCGGCCACATCGTTCATAAGATGGGAATACTGCGCGTAGTCCTGCTGCTTGTTGGCGAGGTCAACGGCATTTTCGTCTTCCGGCTTCCAATCGACTTCCGGCGCGGGCGGCGGCACATCCGAACCATAGGCAAAACGCGGAAGCATCGGTGGCGTCGCCCCCTTGAGCGGCGTCACGTCCAGCTTTCCATTTACAATGCGCACCATCTCCGGGTTGGGCAATCCGTCTGCCTGCGGATCGCCGACGATGGCGACCCGTGCGCCATCTCCACCATAAGCCTGATGCGGGAGCATCGCTATTTCAGCGGGTGTCGCAGGATTGCCCGGAAGTTGGCCGGGCGCGCCGAGTGTATTTTGAGCAACTCCTATGCGATTCCAAAAACCGCCGCTCCCAATATCGGGTTCTCCTCCGGGGGCAGAGGGGCCAGAGGGAGCGCTTGGGTTGGCTTTATGCCATGCATCCGTTGTGCCCATGCTTGGATTCGCGTTGATCCATGGCTGCGCCTGCGGGCTTGGATCGGCCATTTGTCCAAGCGGATTGCCGATGCGCACCGCGCTTTGTGCCGCTCGCGCATCAAGCCCCTGTGGGGTCGTGTTGCTCTCAAATCCTGTCGGCGCGGTCGTCGTCGCCGTGGTGCGCTGCGCCTGTCCGGGCTGCTGGAACGTCGGAGGCACGATCCCGCCGCCTGCCTGTGGCGCTTGTGGCCGTGCCCCTGTGCCAACGGCGTTGGCGAACGCATTCACAAGCAATGGATGAAGCGCGGACAATCCGGGGTTCAGGTCGGTCGTTTCCTCCGTCCCGAAAGGCGAGGCAGGAATCGTCGGGCGCACGTTCACCCGGTTCTGCATCGTGGCGGCTGCGCCAAGGTTCGCGCCTCCGGCCCATGTCGGCGGGACGATGGAGCGGTACATGTTGGGCGCGGGTGATGCGAGGCGGGGAAGGGCCATGGCGTTGATTATGTCACGGATTCTGAAACGTGTCCATGCTTCCTGCCCTTGGGCGTTTTCGCCTCGATGGAGGAAACAAGCGAGTCGAGTGAAAAGAACGGCATCAGTTCGTTGATACGGCTTCCTGGCGATGCGCTGATGATCTGGACGGCGGGACGGTTCTCAATGTGCCACGCGAGAAATTCAAAGGTGGTGTCATACAGCTTCTGGTTGTAGGCGCGCTGTTCGTCCGTCAGATAATTCCCGTCCGCGTAGTCGCCCTTCGATGTGTCGAGGTCCACGCCGAAAAGGAACACATCTTTGCAGCCGAGATAGACCGCGAGTTGCAGCGCGATGCGGAAGGTGTCCGAATCCCAGCGGAACGTGTCCTTCTCGCCGCCATCGTAGAACGCCACGTTCTCCAAAATGTCCAACGTGAACACGAATGGCAGTCCATCGAATTTGTCCCTCAGCGTTGGACGCACAAGTTTTGGATATGCTCCGGCAAAGATTGAATGGTCATAGCAGTCCGGCGTGTCCATCCCCACCCACCAGTCAGGACGCACCTTGGGCGCGGCATTGTTGACCGCGACCACCACGCGGCCCGGACCTCTCAGCCTTTCAACATCGATGGCCGCCAGCGATGGGCCGTTGCAGACGATGAACGCAGACAGTCCGATGGCGCCGTTGTGAAGCGGCGCTTCTTTCCATTTTCCGTTCTGTTGAGTCCACATCATGGGCCGTTCCACTTCTTGATAAATGCCTGCCGCTGTTTTTCCGTCTTGACCGGCATTCTCCAGCTTGGAAAATCGGCCCGGCGTGCCACCCGAAGTTCCCATTGTCCGCATGAAGACGGGAAGCAAATCGGCTCGCCCCTTGTGGCCGCCTGGAATTTCGGATCGTGCCTGCTTCCAACTTTCGCAAGATCCACGAACCATGCCTCCGTTCCTTCGATGCACGCGAAGGCATAGATTCCCAGCGTGGTTTTGACGACGCTGTCTTTGGGGCCTGTCGGTCCAACTGGTCCCTGCGATCCGCTCGGCCCACGTGGTCCAGTCGGGCCTTGGCTTGGCCCAGTTTGACCACGCGGTCCCGTAGGTCCAGCAGGTCCGGACCTGCCTACGCCTGTAGGGCCTCGCAATCCATCCTTCCCGTCAAAACCATCCGTGCCCCCTTCAAGCGAAGGCGCGGTTGTAACTGGCTGCTGCCGCACGCTCGCCACCGGCCCCAGAAGCTGAAGCCCTTGCCCGGCGCGGAAGTTGGAGGGAACCATCGGCATGGTCAGTTTTCAAGTTCGTTGGTGGGGTCAATGTCGCCAAGGCCGCGGTACTCGTCATCCCAGCACTGGTAAGGCGTGCCGGGCGCAGTCGGCGCATCCGTGGTGCAGAAGTAGCGGATCACGCGCGTGAAGGATTCAGGGCGTGGCGCAATGCCTGCCGCCGGATCAGAGAGCGCCACGATATTGTTGGCGGGAAGCAGCCCGCCGCCGTTCACCGCCTCAGTGGAAGGCATCGGGGTCGTGGGGGGCACGATGATGCTGGGCTCCGTGGGATTGAAAACATTTCCCAACGGCCATGCAAAATCCCCTGCCGCAAGAATGTTGCGGTAGTTGCTGGCCTTGGAATAGTCCGTAACGGCGGTGCGGGTCACCACGCCGTTGTGGTTTTTCACAAGGAGCTTCCACGGGTAGTCCGTGAGATAGACAATGACATCGCGGGGAGTGTAGGGCATGGTTTTAAGGGTTAGTCGTCAACAACGGTGAGTTTTCCCACGGGTGGTGGGAATCGGGTTTTGCGGACCTTCACGAAAAGGCCGAAGGTTTCACTGAGGGGAAGGAGCGAGTCCACGACGAACGGGGCGCGGCGGCGCATGACGGTGCGGGGGAAATACTGCGCGGGAAGCTCACCGTTGCCCTGCGTGCCGAACGTGGTCCCGTAGAGCGACTGATAGGCCGTGCTCTGCGCCGGGATTGTCACATCATCATGCAGGCACAAGAGCCGCCCTTCCGACGCGCCGAAGCTCCAGAAAATCTCCGTGGGGATGGGCTGCGGATGAAGGAAGCTGTCCCGCGAAAACGGCACCGTGGAAATGTAGAAATCAATCTGCGCCTGCGTTTCGATGGTCTCCGCGTCCAGATAGGAGCGTTGCAGGTAGAGGCGCGGTCGCTGGACGCGGCCCGCCACGGTTTGATTGGACGCCAGCGAAACAGCGGTCAGCGGGAAGTTCGGATCAGGGATGAACTGCAAGCCCCGCAGTTCCGCAGGCCACGGCCAGGGCTCGCAGTCGTAGGTCGTCAGCTTGCTGATGCGTGCCTGCGCCGTGGTGATGTTCGGCACGAAGGTAAACTCGTGCATCCCACCGGAGCGGTAAGGCTCAATCATGGAGAGCACATAGTCCAGCGCACCCTCCGCATTCATCGCGTCCACCGGATCGCAGTCACGCACGGTCGTGATGCCTGGCACCGGCGGATTGCCAAGGTCAAAGCGCGTCGGGTTGACGAGGAACTTTTTCACATAGCTCCCGATCAGCGGCAGAACCTGCGCCGTGAGACTGTGCCTTGATGGATCGGGGATGTCGTTCATGGTTTAATAGGCCCACCCCGGAAAATATCGGCATTGATGCATATAGCGTCTGTCCCAACCCCAAGGTGGTCCGGACCCGTCGCGCGGAAGCTCCCGGCTCATTTCGATTTCAAGCCATTGGTCGAGAATCTTCATCGCCATGGCCGCGCTGCCGTCCGAACCTGCGGAGGCGATGCGCATGGACTCGACGAACTCCGCGATCACGTTCCCGATGCGGTCAGGCGGTGCCTGCACGGCCCATTTGGTGGCATCGCTGAGGGCCGAGCCCAGCACGCCATTTTGCAATGCCATGAAGCAATGGCCGGTGGCCGTCTCATCATAGACGATCTGCCCCGTGTTGTAGGTGTTCGCGCCCACCACGACCATGTTGTTGAACCGTGGGCGCGGCATCCGCCAGAAGAAATAGAGGGCCGTGAGCGTGGTGCGCGGCCAGAGAAAGCCAATGTCCTCAACGCACTTGATCGGATAGGCGGAATTGCCCACCCACCATCCGGTGTTGTTGGGCGGGTTGTCCAGCGGGCGCGGGTCTTGGGACCAGGCCGAAAACCAGTCATCGGAATTTTGGATCGCAGACCACGGGATGGAGCCGTCGGCATTCAGGGTGATCGAACCGCTGGTGGTGGTCCATTTCCATGCGAAGGCGGGATTTGGCGTCCGCCAGATTTTGTCCATCGCGTTGTTGGCGAGGGATGCCAGACGCAGTTTGAAGTTCACGGAGCCGGTGTTGCTCAGCAGTTCATCCACGCCTTGCACCGGGTCGTAGGCACGCCCGGCGTTCGCAGCGAACTGCGTCAGAAGGTCGCGGAATGAAATGGAAGCCAGGCTCATTCGACAGGTTCAACATCGGCGGTGGAAAGCAGTTCCGTGTCAGGATCAAGCCCGAAAGCCTTCAGCGCCGACGGCGCAAGGTCCACCACGCCGGACGGTGAGCGGTCTTTGCAGATGCACTCCTTCGTGATGCCGTTCATGGTCACGCTCCAAAGCGAGTCCTTGGCCGCTGGGGACGGCATAGCGATGATTGGCGGGTTGGCGTCCGGTTCCCATGTCTTCTCGTTCCATGCGCCCACGCCGTTGTCACCGACGTTGAGGCAGTCGTTGACGGCGCCCCCCTTGGTCATGCAGGCGGAGAAGGCCGCGAGGTCTTGGCGGGTGGCGAAGGATGTGGCCTTAAGTGTCATTTCTTTGGAAGTCTAGGACGCGTGTATTCATCCACCATCTCACGAAGGCTCTGGCCATCCTTCAGTTGCCAGTCGAACGGGCCTTCCTGCTTGGTGCCGAGCCCGTCGAAGTTGGTAAGCTGGTACCATTTCCCGTCCGCGCCGATGAAACTCATGTAGCCGCCGTCAATGATGGTGCGTGGTCCCGGCAGCTTGTCGAGATACGAGTATTTCACACCTTCCTGCTTCGACGGGTCAAACCACTCAGGAACGTAGAAATCACTCACCTGAAGCCCGGCGCGTTCGTAGGACTGCGCTTCAGACGGATCACCCGGTTCACAGAGGATGCGAACCGTATCCGTGTTGTTGATTGGGTGCAGCGCCGTGATGAGACGGTTGCCATAGGGGTCAACGCCTGCCTCGATTGTCTCATGGCTCACCGTGACGCAGACTTGGTTGATGTCGCCGCTTGATCCGTCGATGTAGGACACCGGCTGGTTGAGTTCGTCGGTGTGATAGCCGAGCGCACCGGGTTCGGCCAAACCGTCCTGCACAAAGGATTTCCAATGGCCAACGGGAACATCAGCTTCCGTCTCATAGGCCGTGATGTCGATGTGACGCTGCCAGATGGGATAGAAGTCTTCCGCAAGCTGGGCGTTGACCGAGGCGGCTATTTTTTGCATGTCGGCGAACGTGAAGTGCGCGGACTTGTTGATGAGGGCGAAGTGTTCTGGAGGTGTCATAAATCAAAGTGGTTGTCAGGGAAAAGCATGATCAGGAACACAAGGACGATGATGACACAGCCGATGAATTCCTGGGCGGTCATGTCATGGGTGGATTGCAGCCCCGAACACTTTCCAGCCCAGCAAGCCAAGCAGGATGAAAAGCAGGAGATCAGGACCGCCCGCGCGCAAGTTGGGCCACGTTGACCACACCCCGAACACCAGCCACAAAATCATCAGGAGCCAGAATAGGAATGCAATTGTCATAGTTTTAAGATGTGAGTTTTTGAGTTTCTGAAGCCGCCTTCTCTGCGGTCTTGATAAGCTGGACGGCCACGGGAACGGCGGTGGCCACCACCTTTTGGGCCGTGGCTTCCGCAAGCTGCTCAGTCCTTCTCGCCGCGGCGTCGAGCTTTCCGTTCACGGCATCAATGACCGCATCGCTCACGTCCGAAGTGACAGAGTTCATTTTAGCCGCCGTGGCGTTGGTGGTTGCGGTGTTCTCCGCCAGCTTCACAGCGTTCTGCTTGCTCTGGACATTGTTGCGGATGGTGATGTACGCATTGACGGCAATGCCGATGAATGTACCAAGCGCCGCCAGCAACGTCACGATGGCCGTCACATCAGGCGGAAGAGGAGCGGATGGGATTGGAGCTTGGGCAAGGAGAATCATTTGTCTATGGCTTTGGTTGAGTTGCTGGCGCTGATGCCGGTGCTCCCCGCGATGCGCTCCAAGACCGTCTGCATCGACCGGAGCACCTCAACATGCTGGGTGTCCATCACGGTGCGCGCCTCGTTGTCCACCATCATCTGCTTGATGAGGGCGGCGTTGTCCTCGTACACTTCACGGAGCGCCCATCCGAAGGCGATGGCCATGCCAAGGGCGATGACCACGCTGGGACCGACACGGCCCACGGCCCAGATGATGAGCCCCGCGATGCCGGGCGGGACGATCACGTTCTGCGGCGTGTCGGCATTGGCGGCGGCGGTGATGGAGTCGGTGCTCATGATCAGTGATGCGCTGTGAAGAAGCTCGATGCCGCCGGATTGAACACAGCAGTCTGCTGCGTACCTCCTGTAGGGCCGGTGTTGGTGAGAATGGTCGGAGGCTGCGTGGCCACGGCCTTGGCGTTGTTGCTGTTGGTGGTCTGGACGGTAGTAATCCGGCTCTGCTGCAACCCATAGGCCGTGCCTGCTGCGGTTACGAAGTCGCGTAGGCTTTGTTGGTTGTCATCGTCCACCTGATAACCGTCCGCACCCTTCTGTGAATGAACGCCGCCGATGCTGGGGTTGGAATCGAATTCGCGCTTGGCGATCTGGCCGTTGGGATAGTAAACATCAGCCAGATGAACCGGAAAGGAGCAGGAGCACAGGCATAGGCAGGCAAGAAGGAGGGTCTTCATTTGGGGAGATTGTTGAAGGCTTCTGCCTTGCGGGCACGTTCAGCGGCCAACGCTGCCGTTGGATTGCTGTTGACGGGACCGGCTGCCGCCATCGTTATGATGGGTGCTCCGTTCGTTCCACGGAACAGGCCGTTTGACGCCTCCACGGAAGCGCCTCCGTTTGGCAGGGTGTAGGCACACGACGCGAGCAGCGCCGTGGCGAGGATCAACAAAATCGTTCTTGGTTTCATGGACGTGGTTAATTGCTTTTTTTAGCTGTGGGAGTGATGGTGATTGTCACACTGCCGTCATGATTTGCAGCAACCATAACGGTGAATCCTTGTGGGACTGTGGGTGCGACAAACGCCCCGAATCCTCCACCGCCAGCGGCATTGCGTTGAACCATTTCCTGCCAGAGCTTCAGTTCATAGGAATCGGGGCATCCGGCCTGTACGGATGAAGCCAAGAGCAGCGCCGTGGCGAGGATTAGGAGGAGCAGTTTCATGCAGAGATTTTGGCAGTTCTGTTTGTTAAGGTCAAGGCTTCATACGTTGGGCAGTTTTGCGGCAACAAGAACCGCTCTGATTGCCGCCAGTTGTTTCACCACAGTCACCAGCACATCCAAAGCTGCTCCAAGGGCTGTTCCCGAATTCGCTGCTGCAAGATTAAGCGCCGCGATGATCGTGGAATTCAGTCCGTTGGAATAGGACGAAAGCGCGGCGGTCTTGTCGCCAACCGTGTTGTTGGCCGTCCATCCGGTATCAGCCGAAAGGATTAATCCGGCCTGCGATTGCAACGCCGTTGTCGCCAACGCACCTTGGGCAGATGTGGCGAAATCTGTGGCCGCATGAGATGCTGCTGTTCCTGCATCGCTAATGGTGGCCAGCAGTTGAGTGCCGGTGTGATTTGAACGTTGGATGCTGAAGGCTTTGGCGGCAGTATCACCAGAGGCACGGGCGGTCGATTCGGCAGAGATCGCGGCTGCATTCGTGGAGTCTCCGGAACTTCTCAGGCCCACTTCCGCCGCCAAGTTGGAGGCTATTGTCTGTCTTGCTGTGGCTTCAGTGGCCAGAGCCGCCAAAGCAACGGGATCGGTTTCGGTGAACGATTGGAGTGCGCTGTCCGCCTTTGATCCTTGCGATGATGTGGCGAACGCTGCTGCATTCTGCAAAGCACTGTCGGCTTTCGCCCCCTGTGCGGCGGTCGAAAAACCAGCCATGAGATTTGTGGTCGCAATGGCCGAGGAATCAAATCCCAGCATTGAAGATGCGGATGGCGTCAGGAAGAACCAATGCCACTTGTTGTCGCTTCCAAAGCGAAGGATTGCGGTGTCTCCAGTGGAGGGCATTAAGATAGTGCGGTTACGATGCCAGATTGAGTCGTGCCAGAGGTGAGCGGTGTAACGGTGCCGTCTGCAACCGGCGAGATTCCTGCATTGGCGAGAATGTTGGCAAGCGTCTGTGGTGCGGGCCAGATAACGGCTGTAAAATCTCCAGCCCAGTTCGGAAGGCCGCTGGGAAATGAAACATTCAAAATTGTATAATCCCCGCCGTTGTTTGCCGCCGAAATGGTGGCCGGATAGGGCTGTCCCGTGGACGAATAAAAAAGCAGCAATGATCCTGCCGCAATGCTGGTCAACTGCGTGCCTATTCCAACTCCAGCAACATCGCCCTTCTGTTTGTTGGAAAGGTGCAGCACTGTGGTGCTCGCCGGGCTTGCATTGTCCGTTGTAAACTTCCCGCTCGCCGGATCACTGTTGTTCGCTGCTGCAAATGTCCACACAGGAAGGCCCGGGACGCTTGAGCCGCCTCCACCGCCGCTTGATGCTGGGATGAATTGGCTCATAGCTGCTGGGAATAGGCGATGATGTTGCCGGTGGTGGTGCCTCGAAAATAGACGTTCACCCCGATGTTGCCGGGTGCGCCGTCCACGATATAGCCTTCATTGGTGGCGAGCGGCAAATCCTGCTGGGAGGGCTCGAAGCCCCAATAAACGGTGTTGGGGCCGGTGTTTCGGAAGACGATCTTCTTTGCGCTGGGCTTGCCGGGAAGGGTGGCGACTGCTGCTCCAAAAGTGAGTGTCATAGTGTCGGTGGTTTGAACTGGTTGGTGATCATGGTCCGGCCCGTGCGGTTGCGGACGCGCGCCTCCGGATGGCGCTTCTGCATCCATGTGAGATAGTCGCTTTGGTCCGGGTCCCAAATGTCGTAGGTGCCCTCCTGCTGCGCGATGGTGTGAAATCCAGGGCCGTGAAGCGCGGCGAGAAGTTTCCACTCGAAATCCCCTGCCGGCATGATCTGCTCACCGCAGTTGAGCGCCTTGCGCGCCTTGAGGTCGTTGAGTTCACGCACCACGAGCTTTGCGTGGTGGCCGCGCATCAGGTCGGCGGCAAGATCGACGTGACAGCCGCGCTCCTCAGCGAGCGCCTCCTCGATGCTGGGATCAACCTGAAAGAGAAATTCGTTCATGAGTTGAAAAGATGGCCCCGGTGCGCGCCGTGAAGCAGCGCACCGGGCGAGGAAACAAGGTCTAGGGCGTGACGCCGAGGCCGTTGCAGATGTCCGTGGCAAGCGTGATGCGCTTGGTCGAGTCATCTAGAAACGGAACGCGGCCCAAGGCATCATTCCGGGAATACAGGATGTAGTTGACGGTATTGAGATTGGCTCCCATAAAATTGGCTCCTTTCAGTTATTGGGTGATTTTGCCCATGGACCGGGGATTGGTCACATCAAGGCCGGTGACCCACTCGATGATGCGCTTGTACGCACCCCCAAGGTAAGGCAGCGGACGGGTGCGGATGGGATAGCCGGGCCGGATGGCCGTATGCTCCATCTGGACAATCAGCGCCCACACGTTGGAGGGCAGATTGTAGTGCAGATGGAACCTGAGCTTCCCGAAGGAAGTCTGGTACATGCGGACTTCCATCGTAATGGTGCCGTCATCCATCTCGGTGTTGAACCGGCGCAAGGGCACGTTGGCTCCACTGGTCTGGCCCATGTTGGCGTACCCGTCAATCACCGCCATCATGGCCGGATTAACGAAGACGTCCCAAACGCCCTTCATGAAGGCTGCGGTCGCGATGGACTGCATGATGCCGTTGAAGGTGGTGTCGGACACAACGCCAGCCGGGGCCGCGATGCCTGCCACGATGTTCCCTGCCGGGCAGAGAGCATTGGCGGGAATCGGGAGGTCGGTGCCGACGTTGGCCGACTGAATCCAGTTGGTGAGCCCGCGCATCTTGGCTGCGGGACCGTTCACCGGATCGTTCATGGGAGAGGAGTTGCCGTCCTTGAGACAGCTCACCTCCATGGATTCACGGGCGACCACGAGGCCGTCAGAGAGGTTTTCCGCCAGCAGGTCTTCCGCGGCGTATTCCTCGCCGAATTCCTGGGCGAGGTCCGACACGCCGATGGCGACGCGGCTTTTCTGCACGCGCCCCTGGAGCATGGACTTGTTGGCCTCGTTGTTGATGAACTCCGAGGACTGCACATCCTGGCCGTCGAGGACGGCATTGTCGGACGGGGTGAAACGGGACTTGAACGGCACTTCGTAAAGTGTCGATTTGGGTTTGGGGCCTTTGCGGGACATGCTGGTGAACGCGAATTCCTCAGCACGGGAAAGGGTGAATGCTCTGGAAACATCTCGAATGCGCTGAACGCTCGAAATGTCCACGTCGGTTAGGATTGCCATAAAAAGCAGGGAGTGAAAGATGGACGGCACGAGGGGAGTGTTCCACATGGAACCTTCCGTGAATTGGGTCTGCTGGGAATACCGTGCCCCTAGCCCCGCATTTCAGCCTTCAACGCCTTTTGCAGATCCTCTGGCCGTCCCGTTTTTTCGGCTATGGCATAAAGTTCATCGACATTGGCGTTTCCGGCCCGCGAGGTCACGACGGGCTTTGACCCGACGTTGGTTGGGGCACGTTTGCCGGCGGGTTCGCCGCCAGCGGGAGCCTTCTTCGTCACAATGACATTGCCTTCCTTGTCCAGAGGGAGCTTCACATGCTTGAACCGCCCTTTCGGGTAGTCAGCGGTGGGCTTTTCATCCTCATCCTGCTGCATGGAGCGGACCATGTGCGCGAGCTGGACTTCGTAGTCCTTGCTCTGATGCGTCCATGGGTTTACCTTGAGGAATTTTACAAACTCCTTCGCGGCAAACGAATCCTTGTCCGAGAAGATGCCGGGGGCGAGCTTTTCGGCTGCCTCCCATGGCTTTGACTTGGCGCGCTCATTCAAGCGTTCCTTCGCATCGGGCACGGCTTCAAGAGCCGCTTCTGCCCATTGCCGGTACTGCTCAATGACTGGCGCGTGTTCGTCGTTCTCGGGGTCCAGCTCGACCTTTTTTCCGTCTCCGCCGGTAATGGTGAACGGCTCGCCTTTTTTGGCGAGGTCGCGCACTTTTGTCCAGTAGGACTTCTCTCGGTCGAGCTGCTCCACAGTGGTGACATGGGAGAGAGGGGCGCTGATGGTGGGCTGCAAAACGATGCGTTCTGCTGCTGTGGCCTTCAGCGTTCCGATGGTGTTGCGCTGCTGCTCGATTTTCTTGGCCGCTGGTTTTGACAGCGACTTGATCCACGAGTCGTAGGCTTCCTTGTCGGTTGCTTCGGGGGGCTCGACTTCCTCTGCTTCCTTTTCGGCGGCGGTCTTTTCGGCCTCTCCGGCTACTTCGGTCGTCTTGAGCTTGGCTGCTTTCGCGGCGGCTTCAATGACGTCTTCGAGGTCATCTACCTTGTCCTCTTTCTCCTCTTTGGCTTTGCCTTGTGACGCCCCTTTGCTTTGGGGGCTCTTTCCGTTGCCATTCCCAGCTTTGCCTTCATGAACTTCCTCTTCATCCTTCTCCAGGTCAGCCAGCGCCTCAGCAAGTTCGGCGGCGGTCCGGGCGGCGGTGGGAGCGGCGTTCTCAGGGGTCGGAGGAGCCTGTGAGGGCTTCCTAGCCTGAGCCTGCTTTTCCTGTGGCGGCGCGGGTGGAGGGGTGGAGGAGGAACTGTTGTTCCCGGTGGCGGCGCTCTCAGCGGGCTTCGGTGCGCTGGGAGACGGGACCGGTGCAGCGGCGGTGGTCTGCGGTGAATTCTTTCCTGCCATTTTATGAGCTTTCTTAAAACCGTGCTAATTGCACGTGCCGCGAGTCTGCGGGCAAAAGCTCGGGATGGCAATACTTTAAACCGGATATTCGGTTAAATATACTTTAGCGTCTACTCCTCAATCTCCGGCGGTGCGAGCGCCAGCGCATTGAGCTTGACGATCACCTGCGATAGGCCGTCAAAGGAGCCCGCCGCATAGGCCGCCTCGACGGACTTGCCCTCTCTCTGCGCCTTCATGGACTCAGCGAGGGACGGATAGGCCGAATCGCGCAGGAACTGGAGGATGCCCAAAAACACGTCGCGGTTGTGGTTCTCATACAGCGCCTGATGAAGATGGTTCGGCAGGACGGCCTTGCCGAAGTCCACGAGCTGCAAGGGTGTCAGATGGGGCTCGGTCATGGCCAGTTTATGGGGCTGTGAAGATGCCACTCATCAAGTCTTTCGCGGTATTCACGGACGGCTGCCCATAGTTCCGCTTCCGTTGGTCCCGGCAAATCTTCCGGCCCTTCAGGTCCACGAAGGTTGCTGTCATCAGGTCCAAGCGGTCCTTGAATCCCGATGGAGCCTTGTGGTCCCTTCTCAACCCAAGTGGAAATCGGGATTATTTTGGGCATCACAATAGGTCCAAACATGGGTGCTGGCACAGGCAGCAACGGCGCGAGTGCGGTGGACAATAGCTGGCGGCGGGTCATATTACTGTTGACTTACCAGATTGGTTGTTTACTATTTTATCCATGTTGCACTTGGAAAATAGAAGATTTGGTCGGCTCGTGGCAATTCGATACGCAGGAAAGAGTATTCGAAAAAACAGAGTTTGGCTATGCAAATGTGATTGTGGCACGGAGAAAGAACTCCCGTCTGGTGTTCTAGTAAGCGGCGGAACAAAATCATGCGGGTGTCTGAATGTGGATCACGCCATGGAGCATGTGAGGAGCCACACAAAGCACAATCTCACGGGAAGTCCTGAATATCGGAGTTGGTCTGCAATGCGGGCAAGGTGTCTCACACCAGATAACAAAGATTTTCCTCGATGGGGAGGACGCGGCATCACGGTCTGCAAACGATGGGATTCGTTCGAAAACTTTCTTGCCGACATGGGGAAGCGTCCAACACGAGCGCACAGTCTTGACCGATATCCTGACAACAAGGGCAACTATGAACCCGGCAATTGTAGGTGGGCAACGATGCGCGAGCAGTCTAACAATCGAAAGAGCAGCCATTTTGTTGAATTTAGAGGGCAACGAAAAACGGTGGCTGAATGGTGCCGCGAACTTTCACTTCGCTATGGTCTCGTGCTGAGAAGAATTAACAGCGGATGGGATTCGGAATCGGCGTTTATGACGCCCCCGGAGAAGAAGTTTGCTCGGCTTGCTTAACCCCGACCTTGCCAACATTCGCGTTGTTTTGTTGGTCGAGCAGAAATTTTTCATTCATCATGGTGCGCTGCACAAGCGCGGCCGCCGCCGGATCACTCTGGTAAATCTGCGCCGCACGTCCCGGCATCGGCTGGCCCGTCTCAGGATTGAGCATTGGTTTTCCGTCCGTTCCAATCGCGGGCATCGAAAGAATCTGCTGCATGGTCTGCAACCGGGTGTTCGGATCGCCGCCCTTCTGCCGGTACTGCGTTTCGACCCCATTGAGGTTCTTGATCAGGTTCATCACCGCCTCACTTATTTCGTCCTGCTGGGCCTGTTGTGGCTTCTTCAGCATCTGGCGTCCCCATGTAGGGGAGATCGACATAAGCAGGAGTTTCAACATGCCGTAGGAGTCCAGAAGGCCCGCGTTGTCCAGCGGCTGGATGATCTCGCCCACCATCTTGCCGCGCATCTCGATGGACTTCGGATCAATGTCCGCCACGTCGAATTCGAGGTAAACCTTGAACTGCCCAAGGATTTCCTCGCGCGACACCCGCACATCGACCGGCATGCCGTTGAGGCAGGAGTAGCGGATTTCGTCGGGCGCGAACTGTTGGATGACGGCAAAGGTCAGCTTGTACGCCTGTTTCAAGGACAGGATGAACGCGCTCACCACGTTCTGCTGCGCCGTCTGCTTGGCCACCGGGTCCATGTCCTCGCTCATGCCCTGCTTGTGGTAGTCCTTGGCGCTGTTCCACGCGATTTTCTGGACTTCGATGGAAGGGGCGGAATCACCAGCCACGTTGATCACGCCCACGGCGTTGGGCTGGCCCGCGATGGCGTCGATGCGCATGCCGGGCCGCAACCCGTCGTTGGCCACGGTGGAGCGCGGCGAGGTCTGGTAGGGCGGCATGATCGCGATGTTCGCGTTGTCGAAGCAGAAGTTGCGCTGCGCCCGGATTTCCTCCTGCTCGGAGTAGGACAGTTCCCCGATGCCCCGGCTGCTCCAGAGCGTCGGCTGGGTCATCTCGCGCTTGTATTCCACATAAGGATATTGGGCGTGCTCGTCCACGCTCCACTTGTGCGACAGCGGCTGGTCGGGAAGATCAGGGTGAAAGGTGGTCTCGTAGAGGACGGGCACGCCGGTCTTCGGATCGATGGCCTTGTAGCGCACCACGATGATCTGCCACTGGCGCATGGCCTGCTCGCCGGTCAGGTCGCCAAGGCCGATGGAAAGGCCGATCATGCCACTGGTAAGCTGCCAGGTGAACGCGCTCGCCGAAGTCACGCCGGTAGTCAGCCCGGCGAAGAATGCGGCGCGTCCGGGACGGCAGTTCTTGATCACCGCCTCCACCGCCTTCTTGTCCCATTCCTTCCAGGTCACGACGTTCCCCCGCATCTGCGTATCGCTGAGCCATTCGGTCTCCACCACGAACTGTGCCTCCTGAATCGTGACGGTCTCCGGCGGGTAGAAGATGTCCAGGCCCGGTGTCTTGGCCCGCCAGTCGGGCGTGGCGCGCACCGTGATCGGCACGGAGTAGTCACAGGGCTCGCCGGTCTTGAGCCTGCCTGCCACGCGCCTGGCCTCAGTAGGAAGGATCTCCGGATCGATCTTTTCAATCAGGCTGGCGATGTAGTCCCGGATGTCGGGAGCATCGGCGTCGGGGTTGATGAAGGCATGGGCCAGAAGCTGGTTGACTTCGCCGGCATCGAGCGTCTTTTTCACCAGCCGCTTTTCCTCGTGCCAGCCGACGAACATGATGCCGTGGCCGTACTCCTGCCCGATGCCGCAAAGCTCGGTCAGGGCGCGCTGCATGTTGTACTCGTTGTATTCCCGGTAGTGCTCCAGCACGCCGCCCCAGAGGTCGGCCATGTTCATCCGGTCATCATCGTCGGCCTCGAGGTCGGCGGGCATGACGTGCGGCTGGGCGCGGTTCGCCGCAAGGACGCAGATGTCGGAGTTCTCCTTGATGATCTGGTCCACCAAGCGGACTTCAAGGTCAGCCGCTCCTCCCCAAGGACGGGTTCCTGGCGCGAGCCCCTTGCGGCAGGTAAAGCGGTTGTGGCCGGGAAAATCGACGTAGCGCGCGTTGTGGCAGAACTCCATGCGGTCCCACAACTGGAAATTGGCCGCGCGGTTCAGGGCAAACCGAAGGTCCGTGAGAAGCTCCTGACAGTCCGGCTTGGTCGATGGCGAGAGAAGCGCAAGCTGGGAGTCTTCCGGGTATGGGTCCATTTGCCCTAGATGCTATTGGGATTGCGGGGATTTGTCAATGGTGACCACCGGCATGGCATCCCGAATGAGGCGGCTCATCATCATGGCGCTGGCCAACGCGTAGGAGTCCGCATTGTCAGTTTTTTTGAACTGCCTGCCGATCACATGGGCGCAATGGGTGGAGACAACAACCACGGCATCGCGGGCGTTCAGCCCGTGGCGAACGGCAATGGCATTGAACGCGCTCACCAGTTCCTTGGCCGCGTGCTCTTGAACTACGGATTCAATGTTCATGTCAGGGTTGGGCTGATTTCTTCAAGGCGTTTTTCGAGCATTGCCACACGAAGTTCCAATGATGGCCTTGGACCGCCCCTTAGAAGCGCCAGTGAACCGCCGCCCCCATTGCCGAACACTTTCCATTTCACATAGCACTCGCGGGTCATGGAGTGTTTAGTGGCGGCATCATAGAGCAATTCGGACTGCTCGGCGGTCAACTTGATGGTGAGTTCTTTCATTTCGCCATCTCCTTCAGTTCTTCGATGAATTGTACAAACTGCGCCTTGGTGAGAGTGCAGTCAAAATAGCTGTCGCATTGTTCCTCCATCAGGAAGCAGTCATCAGACACCTTCTCCACGCTGAGGATGCGCGCGCCGTCGTAGCCAATAGCCGAAAGGATGGATTGGCCGTCCTTGACTTCGAGGGGTTGCGGAACATGCGGAGGAGTGATCGATGAGCTTTCGATGAATCGATTTATCATCGCCTCACGATCCTCCGGCTCGTCAAGAAACGGAGCGTGTCCGTTCTTTTCATAAAATTCCTTCAGCGCCAAATCTATTATTTCTGTGTTGTTCATCGCTTCATGTATTCCCCGTTGATGCTGGTGCCATCCCACCAGTCCTCCCGCGCCCCAAACAACGGCGGGAACGGCCTGCCCGCAAGCACCGCCTGCCGCGATTGCAGCAGCAGATGGCGGTTGCTGGTGTTGCGCGCGGTGTGGAAAAGCTCGATGGCGCGGTGTGATTTGTCGTTGGGTGAAATGCCCTTGTCCTCGCGGCGCATCGGCGTCCCAAGAAACTGCGGCGTGCGGTCCTGAATGCAGGCCAGACGCGGATCAAAGCGCATCTCATGGCCGTTGTTAGCCAGCATGGCTCCGTAACAAGTATCTTCTGCAGAAAGCGAATCCAAGGCTTCCTCAAATCCTCCCACCTGAAGCGCCCATTCCACCGGGCAGAGCACGAGGCATCCGAACGCCCACGAAGGGAAGGAGGGCATGGCCACAGCCCCGTTGCGGAGCCGTTCATAGTCGGCCAGACGGTGATCCTTTCCAGTCACCACGCCCGGAGCCATGACCATGCCGTCCTCCACTTCCATGAAGTGCCGTTTCTCGTAGGTGCCAAAGCAGGCATATTTGGCCGCCATGGCGTCACGGATGGCGTCAACGCAGGTCGGCAAAAGGACGCAGCGGTCATCCACCCAAAGAATCCATTCGCTGTTCGCATGGCACAGTGCGGTGTTTCGGGCATTCGAGACGGCCCACCAGTCCTCCGAAGTGATGCGGTGTTTGCCTTGATAAATTGTCGGCTTGGGCGGGATGTGAAGATCGACCGCGCAGTCCAAGGGGCGTTTGCCATGGAGCGCGTCCACGCAGATGACGCGCGGCGGCGGATTGTCGCCCCACTGCCGCGCCAGCGAATGCAGGAACCATCCGATTTCGGGACGTGGCCGGGCCGTGATATAGCCGATGGTAAGTGAGTCGATCAATGCCTGCTCTGCTCCTCCGGGTTGATCTTCTCCCACATGGCCCGTTCCTCATCCTCCTCAGCGGGCACCTTGCGGTCATGATGGACGCACAGCCCTGGCATGAAGTCCGTGGGCCAGTCATGCTCGCGAAGCAGCGTCCACAGGCCCGCGTCGAACGGATCGCGCATCGGGGCATCACCAAGGTACTTCACCCAGCAGCGGTTGGGCACGAGCATGAACGGGCAATGCAGGTCGCGCGTGTAGGTGGATTTCCCGAGTCGGTGAATCTCCGGCATGATGATGTGGTTGGTGGCGTGCGCCGAAAGCTGTTCGTCCCATCCTTTCGTGTCGCAGGTGCAGTCGTCGTTTTGAACCCAAATCCAGTCGCCCTTCGCGATGGCCAGCGCCTCCTCATAGAACCGCGACAGGTCGCCATAGCCGCGCATGGGGTCGCCGATCACGATGCGGACGTTAGGGGCCATCGTCAGTATCTGCGGAATCCACCGGAGCGTGCCAATGTCGTCCTTGTGCAGCCGGATACAGAACTCGATGCGGTTCCAGTCGCTCGCCGACGTGGTGATGGAATGGATCATCTTCAGCAGGAGGTTCGGCCTGCCACGCGAGGGGCAGACGATGGAGCAGAGGGGTGTCATATGCTTGGAATCAGTTTGGGAATCGGGTTGGCCTTCATCCATTCCTCAAGAGGATTTTTCTCCCTGTACTGGAAATCACTTCCGCCAAAAGAATTGGGAACCCTTTCCTTCACCAAATCCTTCACCCGCCGAATGGTCCATTCGTGGATTTTGCTTTCGTACTCGCGAAGCTCTTCAACGGTTACAGTGATGTTCATAAAATCAAGGTGTAATACGCTGCATCAAACAAAAGTCATTCTTGTATATCGAATGTGGCTCCATTCCTACAACACGGAGCCGCTCCACGAATCCATGGTTCAGCAGCCATTGCGCGGACAGGTCCACATTGCCACCCTCCCAGTTCAGGTCATCCAGGCAGACGAATCCGCCAAGCACGACGTTGGGAGCAAAACGCGAGGTGTCCAGAAGCGCCTTCCCGCAATGCTGCCCATCCACATGCAGCACCGTGATTTCCTGCGGCGGCTCCACGTTCGCGCTGTCGTCCCTGATGATGCGGCACACGTCGCACACCTGCATCTCCTGCATCTTCTCGCGGAAGGTTTTCTCCACCCAATCGTGAGGCACGGCGCGCGCCCACCAGTCGGCATTGGCGGGGTCTTCGCCTTCCGCCGCCACTTCCGGGCTCCATGCGTCGATGCCGATGGCCAGTCCTTTGCCGCACTGTTTGACCGCCAGGGCCATCGGCAGGAAGGAACGGCCTGTGTAGACTCCGATCTCGCAGACGTTCCCGCCGCCCATGGAGGTGACACACCCGGCCAATATCCCGGCCTTGGTCGGGCTGCACCATCCATGCGGGTTGATGCGCAGGGATTCCTCGATCTTTTGGTGGAGGGTCATAGTTGATCGGCGGCGAAATGTTCCAGCGTTTTTTGCAGCCTCGATAGTGCCGCCTGATATGCAGCGGCCCATTGGTCGGTATCCTTTTCGATTCCAAACATGGGATGCTCATGCCAGTCACGGCTCAATGCACGCTCCGCAGAAGCACGCGCCATGTTTTTTGCACATTGAATCACCTGTTCGTGGAGGGTCATGGTTTTTGAATCAGATATTCAGGCTTCACTGTTTCACGAATGGCGGCTTGGCAAACCTCAACAAGGGAAATTCGCACAATGTCGAGAAAGAGTGTAAGGACAAATCCTAACGCGATGATGACCAACACAGGCATTAGTGCGGAAAGAACATCCTTCATAAATTCAAATCCTCCTCCTTCACATGCAGCAGCGCACTGTGCGCGTCATTGATAGGTTGGGTCTTTGGTGAAACCGCAGTTGTCCGTTTCCAAGAGTTTTCTTTTCTCGCGCTCGCGGCGAACTTCAATATGAATGTCTAGTCGCGCCTTTTCCATCCACCGAATAGCAATCGCAGTGCCCCAATTTTCTACCGATGATCCTGCGGCATCGCACACATCGGGAAATTGATTGTACTTTCTGAAGTGCTCGAAGTCCCCCTTTAGCTTTTCAAGGTCTTCGATGGACGTTCTTTGCATGGCGAAGATCATGTCTAGGAAAAAGCCTCTTCCCAACAGGGCGAACGGCTTCAGCCTTAGAAATGATTCGCGGTGCAGTCTTTCCTCTTCGTCTGTGGGTCTCATTTGGATTTACGGTAGAATTTTACGAAGCACTTTGACGAGCAAAAATTGCGATAGCGCTCTTGACGCTTTGGATGGAGACGCGCATTGCAGATTTTGCAAGTCGTTGGCAGGGGTTCCCTGATCCTTCCTTTATAAATCAAGTTCTCAGCGCTCACCTTTTTGTTAAACCGACGCAGGATTGTTGCGTAATTTATGCCATGCTCTCTGGCGAGTTCGCTCAAGGCTATTTTTCGCCCCTTGAATTTTACAAAAATAGAAATCTCTCTGTTTTGCTGCTGCTGTTTTGGGGTCGCCCATCGGATGTTCAGTGTCCATCCCATTTTTCTGCATTGGGCGCATGCACCGCAAGAATAGTGGCTTTTGTTCCTGATTCGATCAATGGACATATTCTTCGGCCTCTCGCCGAGAATATTCTTAAGGTGAATTGGGGACATCCTCAAATACCTGCACACCCGGATTCCGCGCCCGCCGTATTGCGCATAGTTGTGATCCTTTTCACGATAACAACGATGAACCATTCCCCTCCATGACATCCACGTCGGAGTGTTTTCCATGCCATGCATGTGGCCGATTCCCCATTTAATCATAGGTTCAAATCGGATTCTTTTACCTCCAGAAGGGCGCAGTGAGCATCGTTGATACCTAATGATAGTGTCCATCCCTGCCCATTTTCCACCGCACCGTAAATAATGCAAACATTATTTTTCCAGTGCCATATCATCGGGTCGCCCGACTCATCGCCGGACAGGATGGGCTTTTTGCTGACCGCGATGGTATTGAAAGGAGGGTTCGGCTCCATGACCAGCGCGCCGATGTGGTAGCGCCATGGCTTGCCGTTCTCCCTGTCCCAGATGCGGCTGTGGAAGAAGCGGAGCAATTTGCCCTTGTACGGGAGCGGGGATGTGCCGCCGCGTATTTCGCCGTAGGGCCATGTGGCGGGTTCGGTCATGTACTCGTGGATCACCTTTGAACCATCAAGCACGATCACATGACCGTTGCGCCAGATCATGTTCACCGCGTCATTGAACTCGAAACACACTGCGTTTTTCTCAAGGCCGCTCCAATCATTGCCCGGCATCTCAGGCTGAAAATGCTCCTTCACCGCCCAAAAATCCTTGCACCGGATCAACTGCCCGTAGCCGACAACACAACGGGGATCATCCTTGAACCCGCGCGCGCACACATAGGACGCCCACAGTTCGCCCCTGAAATGGAAAAGCCGCATGTCCTCGTGCGCGCACGTCGCCACGGGATAGGGGAACTTCACCGGCAGGCCGTCGAGCACAAGCTGTGTCCTCCATGTGCGGTCGGGATGATGGCGGTAGCTGATGAGCGTCTTTCCGTCGTGCTCTATGATGGAGGGGTTGTAGGCCCCACGGGGAAGGGGAAGCATCTGCGGACGTGGAGACTTTTTGTTCAACAATAAATCCCGCAAAGCCTCGATCAGTTCCCCACTGCGTTCCATCACCTGCCCGTAGCGGCAGTACCAGTGGAAGCGCTCAAGCTGCGGCGTGCCATACCAGCGGTCGGGATAGTCGCGTGCCAGGGCGAACACCGGAACTTTGGACGCCTTGGACAGATGCAGGTGGACCGTGTCGATGCTGATGAGGGCCGCGGCGTGGTCATAGAGGCCAATGAGGTCGTAGATTCGTTCGGCGCGGATTTCGGACAAGTCCACGATGAGGCATTCCCGTCCAAGGGAAGCGCGTAGAACTGCCATAAACGATTCGGAGTCCTTGAATGGCGAACTGTGTCCCTTGAGGGAAACGAGAATAAGCGGCCTATGCGCATCCACCACATCATCCAATGGATCAAAGTTTTTGATGTAGGTCTTTTCAAGAAGAACACGCTCCCTCACCGCATCCCTCCGGTCAAACACCAGCGGCAAATCCTCGCCGCCCAAGATCCCGGCCAGGTACATCTGCTCGTGCCAGAAGCTCGGCAGCATCTGCCGGTCTCCGTTCTGGTAGAACTGGAGGCACTTCACCGGCACCTGCGGCAGGTCGTTCTTCAGGAACTCCAGGCACGCGGCAAGCTGGCTGAAGTCGCCCTGCCATTCTACGCCCTTCACGTAGGAGCATCCCTCCAGCATGGGCATGAACTCGCTGGAGGTCATGAGGACGGCGGGACGGCCATGCTCGTCAGCCCACTTTTTGAGGGCTGGGAGACAAAGCGCGATGTCACCCGCGCGGCCAAGGCAGACGTGCTGCAACGTGTTGGGCGGAATGGTCATTTTAATGATCGTACTGAAGAGCCGCGGCGCCTTGAAGTTCCGCCAATTTGACATCCAGCATGGGATAAAAGGCATCGAACCGCCATTTCCGAAACGACCACACCATCTGGTCATACGTGCCAAAATCTTCCATGATCCGGTATGCTGCGTGCCAATCATGACCGCCATTCCGAATAATTCCCTTGGCGGCGGCAGATGTGGCGTCAATGGCCTTTCCACGCACGGTGAAAACTATTTCATTGCGAAAAAGCATCAATGCACAAAATGCCAAGGCAAGAGCGCAAGCGGCAATAAAATAAGGGAAGAAAGCAATCATGTGTTTGGTTTGGTTGATGGGTTATTTCTTTGGTTTTAAAACTTTAAAGGGTCCATTTATCATTCCATCCGGCCCTATTTTAAAATCTTCGAGTTGGACCATTTTTACTGGCGGCGGATCCTTAATGTCCTTCATGATATTCTTTATCTCAGCGGCAAGCTCCTTTTCGCGGACAGCTTTTTCACGCGCCATTTTCTTAAGTTGTCGCTCTGACTCCTTTTCGATTTGAGGCATGATTACCTTATGCTTGTAGTCCGCCCAGATGTGAAGCAGGGCATCGGCGATCACCTTTCCGTCAATGACCGTCATTGACGGCGGGGATTCTCTTTTTCTGAAGGGCCAGTTCATAAGTTAGTAAACTCCGGCGAACGCCTGCGCCTCACGCGGCTGGTAGTGAAAGGGATCGGACATTGCGAGATAGCGCAGGCAGTCGATGGGGTCTTTTGCCGCGCCCTTCTGCCCGTCCGCGTTCGTCCAGTTGCTCAGCGAGAAAATCAGATTTGTGCACCGCTCCGACACGAACAGCCTTGGTGCCTTCCCATGGAAGCTCATGCGGCCCTGCGCGTCGATGGTGGTCCGGTCCGAGTCGTAGTCCAGCATGGCCGTCACGAGCTTGGTGGACTCCTCAACGCGCGTCGTGCCGTCCAGCGCCCCGCTCTCCTTGCCCGCCGGATCAAAGTTGCGCCCCTGCGTCCCGAAAAGCTGGATCAAGGTGCGCGTCTCGCTGTCGGTCGCGGTCGGAGTGTTGCCCGTGCGGCTGTCGATGATCTCCATGTAGGGGATGAGCCGTCCTTCCTCGCCCTTGATCTCCAGATGCAGCTTGCGCTCGATGCGGTCCATTTCCTCGGCCTCCCTTATATACCCCATGCCCCAGGGCTCCTGCGCCGGGCCTTTCTCGCCGTCGAGGTGCTGCCCTTCGACCGCCCACGGCCCCGGATGGCCGATGCCGGGAATGAAGTCATCCTCCTGCGGCCACTCGTGGACAATGTAGATTTCACCCAACGGGTTCACGACGGCCCAAAGGCAGAACATGTTTCGGCCTGGAGCCGGATCGACCGCCAACCACAGCGTTCCTTCCTTGCACGCCTTGATGACTTCTTCATGCTTGCGCACATGCGCCGCTCTGGAGAACTTGGGGAACATGACATTCGATTTGCGGCTGGCGATGCCGTACACTTTCCACAGGATCGTCTCGCGCGTCATGGTGTCCTTTTCCGCCACGAACGATTCATAGTTGCCGGCGTGTGGGTTGTCGGTGGGATGCATGTAGAACACGGCGCGGCGGCTCAGACGGCAGTCCATCAGCCGCGGCACCTTCTCAAACCCCGCATCCGCCCCGACGTCATCCTTCAGCGGCAGAAGTTCCGCCTCGACCTCCTTCAGCGTGACGGCATCCTTGATGAAGGAATGCACCGTGGGCGTGTACCCAAATTTTGGCGTGAACATCACCAGATGCACTCCCATGTAGAGCGCCGACACAAGCTCGGGCGGGAATGGCATGGAGGGGTTGACGCGCTTCTTTTCGAGCAATGCCGCGAACACCTCATGGCTGGCAAGCGAAAGCTGGGCGCGGGAGCGTAGACGGTCGGTGATGGCCTCGACCCATGTGATTGGAACGTTCTCATCGGTCACCACGAAATGCGGGCGTGGGCCTTCCAGCGTGGCGAGTTCGGACGAATGGAACCGAAATTGCAGCACGGTGCCGTTGGGATAGCCCATCACATTCCCGGTGAATCCGCCGGAAGTCGTGAAGATGATCTTCTGGTTCTTGGTGCGCTCCTTCTTGCCGGTCGCCGTCCGCAGTTCCTTCGGCAGATAGGCATATACCGCAGGCTGCATCACGGACTTGCTGTTGAGTTCGTCGGTGGAGAAGCACCATACCAGACACCCAGGATTATAGATGCCAAAGCGGTTGATGCACCGCGCGCCAAAGTAGCTCTTGCCGCTTCCCTGGCCTCCTTGCAGAAGAATCTCAACCACGATGCCGGGGTTCTCCACGCGCTTGCGGCACACCAGCCAGTCAAGATCGCCCCACGCTTCGGGCTCATGGCCGTTTCGGAACGGGTCTTCAATCGCCAGCTTGAGCGCCATTTCCCGCGCCTTCCACATCTCCACGGCCCCGGCGATGGTGGTCTTTATCCAGCGTTTGACCTTCAGAACCTCGACATTGCCGCCTCCCAAATCGCGCACGTCCGTGTCAGGCAGGAAGCGCACACGCGTCTGTTTCGCGAACAAAAGATCGCGCAGATTTTCAAACGTGGGCTGGGCGGGGGCGCTCATGGCTCCCGCTGCTCCTTCCATGACTGAAGGGCGATCCGGCGCGCCTTGTTGACCCCTTTTGTGCCCTTGGCGACACAGTCGCCCTTCGCGCAGAAGATACCGCGGCGCTTCAGCGCCTCGTTCAGCCTGTCCTCGGTTTTGGAACGGGAGCGGCTCATTCCCCGATCTCCTCCAGCAAAAGTTTCCCCTTCTCCGTGATCCCCAGCGTCGTGCTGCGCCCTTCCTTCACCCGCCCGGCCAGTCCGCGCCTCTCCAGGGTGTCCACCACCGCGCTCAGGTTCTGGAAGCTGCTGTCCACCACGGTCGAGATGTGCTTGAGGGTCTCCGGGCTGCACTCGATCTCCCGCAGCACCGCGTAGGCGCGCGGGGAAAGCCGGTGGCGCGCAAGCCGTGAGAGAAGGTCGGTCGATGTCACTTTCCCTCTTATAGCTTAAAGAGCCTTAAGCGTGCAAGGACTTTTTGCGGGAAATCTGCCATCCACTACCGGTGCCCCGTTTATTGCCCTTGGGCTCTGAGGCGCGCAATATCGCCCTTTCATGGATGGCAGACGGGACCGTGGATTCCTCCACCAGCTTCCACCATTCCGGGTTTCCCCGAAAGTCAAAATCAATGCTTCGCCTTGCGGTATTCCTCGGCCAGCCGCGCCCGCTTCCCAAGCAGTCCGCCGACGTGCGCCGCTTTCTCCAGTTTGGCCGCAGGAATCTTTTCGCCTTCGGGGATCCCCATCTCCTTGTGAAGTGCCCCCTTTTTGGGATGAACATGCTCCATCCAGTGGCCCTTCTCTTCGTGTGACTTGGCCATGGCGTCAAAGTTTTTGAAATGATGCCGCCAGTGAAACAAGGGTCAAAATCCCGAACCCTGCGGGCCTCGCGGCTTCGCAACACTGGCGGCGAAATGAGCGTGGCAGAAAAAAAGACTTGCGGCAAGCACAATTTGCCATCATTCTCAGGCTGAGTTTAGAAAATCGTTGCTGTGTGTTCTCTGCCGCCAGCGACCGTAGCAACGACAGATTTCCCCGAATCGGAGTAGAGACCGGCGCGGGGTTTTTTGTGCCCATGTCCCAGATCCACGAACCCCTGCGCTGCCGAGACGGTCATCTCCGTTCCCGCGTCCGCAAGTTCGAAGGCAACAATGAACTGCGCGTGCAGGCTTTCGTTGTCCAGTTGGGACGCCTCTCAACCAGCCAGCTTGAGGCCATTTGCTGCCTCAAAATGTGCAACAAGCGCCGCGCAGCCGAGCGTCTTCTCAAATTTCGTCAATCTCAAACCGTGACGGGCTCTCTGCCCAAAGCGGACGCCTCCAGAGAACGCAACATGCCGCGGCCCAGCAAGCCCTCCTGCGCGTCACCCTCTGCCGACGCCTCGCCACCCTTCACGCCGCCGCCCCGGACAGACGGGTTTTGCGAAGACAACCCGCGTTGAGTCGGATCGGGCTTGGCTCTCCGAAAGAGGGCTCCCTTCCACGAAGCTAGCGCGGGCACATTTTACAATCCTTCCTGTGGGGAGGAGGGAGGGGCCATGAATACGAAGCCCACCAAGGATGCCGGAGGGCTTCAGCCAGCACGGACAACTGACTGCAGCCCCCCCGCCACTTCCCCAGTGAACCGCATATCGAACTGCAGACGCCTCCAAGGAACGGCACCATGCGAAAATATTCTGTGACGGGAACCTCCTCCCAGCCATCAGGCCATTGGCAAAATATTCTGCCGCGTGAAATGCAATGCGATCTCGGCGACCGCGCGGCCCGTCAACCCCCTCCCCCGGTCATCTGCGTCCTGGCGGAGGGTGATCCGTCCATAACTTTATACAATAAAGAGTAATCTAAAGCAGGTTGTGGTTGAAGCTGAACGAGTTGTGACGGATTTGGCAAAGTGGGGATGGTCTGAACACCGGTTTGGGCGTGTTCCACAGCCGGTCGGCGGATCGGCCTCGATGCGGTCGCTCTGCCGGATCCGCACCACTGCTACAGCACGGCTCACACGTGCGCAGCGATTTGTCGGCGGAGTGAATGCATCTGCGGCCGATGGCCATTTGAGACAAAGACCATATCAGAATACAGGCATTCCATGGTGCTGCCTGTCATTCCTGACCCATCAACAGATGCTGATGCCTTCATGTGTGCAGGTTCACAAATGGAAGTGTGGGATTGCCAGACCGAGGGCGTGCTGTTATGGTGGTCCCACATGAGCATGCGCGGCATTGCCCCAGAGGACGACGGAGACGAGCCGGAGAAGCGGTCCAAGCGTGAACTGTCCACAGGGGAGATGGTGCCTGACTGGAAGCGGGATAAGATCCTTGAGCTGCTGGCGCTGGGGGTGCCGAAATGCCGGATTATTGAGGGTCTGAAGTGCGATTTCTACACCATCGCGGCCTTGGAGCTGGCTCGGCTGCCCGACATTGAAAAGCGGCGGCAGGCCGCGGCGGATGAGGCGTACATGGCGCTGCGGGTATCGACGCAGTCGGTGATTGAGCGTGGGATCAAGGGGCTGGCCACGGGAGTGGAAATGAAAATGGCGGCGGACGTGTGGCGCGATCTGACGGCGCAGGCCGGTGCGCCGATCAACGTGGTGCACCATTTCCCGGCGCTCGCCGAGTGGGAGCGGCTGGGTGCGGGCGAGGACGGGCGTGTCATTGAGCAGGCGGAGGACGGTCAGGCCGGTGCTGGTGAGTGACACCGTGGAACTGGCGGTGTGGGACACCTGATTTAATGCCCTGATCCGGGTTGCGGACACCTGCATTTCACCGTCCGAGCGAAAAGAATTTGTCGTCGTAACCCGTTGAAACCGCCCTTGCTTGTGCATGCCGATAAAAATAAACATAAATAAACTTGACGTGCCATGCGTCCTGTGGCATTATTGATCCAAGCACGAGGCATTCCGCCGAGTGAAACCAAACAACTTATCGCCTTCGGGCATTTGAAATTATGAGCACCACTTTCATCAAGGAACGCCAAAACGTGTCGGGAGTCGATTACGCCAGGATGCAGCGGGAGCAGGGGGCAAACTTCATCATCATGCGTCTTTCGGACGGTGCGCAGTCCTATCGGGACCGTCTGCCCCGTGCCGATTCCAAATTCTGGAGTCACAATTTTGTGGTCTGGGATGTGAACAGGAACGCCAAGGCCGTCAAATCCTAGCCCACTGGCCCAGCCCGCGTGACAGGCGGGCTCAGCCAGCGGAGCATGACGCGCCGCTGAAACAACGAACAACCTTATATCCCGAGAGGGACTTTGAACATGAAAACAGAGATCGGCAAAGAATTCATCCACGACACCATCCACGGGTTCCCGAAGTTTGAACGCCGTATCCGCATCGACCAGATCGACCATCCTGCCAGCGCACAGCTTTGCTCCGACGTGGGAGAGTGCGTGGCGAGCAACTCCGGCCTTCACACGGTGCTCCAAGGCGACCGTCACTGCTGCAAATGCGGCGCACGTTAAACCAGCCAACGCGCACCATTCACCTTCACCTTCACGAGCCATGAAATATCGCAATCTCACTGTCGAAGCAATCGACCGCATCAACGCTCCCGCACGTTTGATCCCGCTCGACTCTCCCCTTTATCTCAAGAGGATGTCGAAAGAACTCAATGAGCAGGAGGCAGGTTTTTACGTGAACGGAATCCGCTTTCATCGCGCCAGAACTTCCAAGGGCGGAAGCATCCTTGCAGCCAAGCGCCACGAAAATCATGGATGGTTCGACATCACCCACGCCGTTGAGTCGATCTTTGACGCGTACGGACAATCAATCTGCGCCTCACGCCAGCCATGATCTCGCTCCCCGCAGGAATCGCGCAGGCATGCGAATACACCGCAGTGATCGACGCTGAGGGCGTCCGGCTGGCCTATTGCCTCTATCATCCCGAGGCTCAGGAAATCGCCCGCGCGCTAAACGAACGCCCCTACATCGCCCGCCTCTGCGCTTCGTTGCGCCGAATGCTGGACACCGAGCACAGCGGGGATTGGGACGGGGCGAAGGCCGGGGCGCTGGCGGTGCTCAACGAAATCTCGCCGCAGAAACCCGAATGACCGAAATGCCAACCAAGGGCCGAAATATGAAAATCATCACCCAGCACGTTTTCCCGCCGATTCCCTGCCGTCACTTCGACTGGTGCGCGTACATCGACGGGCGCGAAGAGGATTCCTGGCTCTACGGCTGGGGCACGACGGAGCGTGCGGCACTTGACCAGTTGAACCTGATGGTGGACGAACGCGACGATGATCTTTCGCTGAGTGAGGCAGAGATTGAGGCGTTCGCCGACGCGTGGACCGAGCTCAAGGTGGAGGGCAGAGTATCGTGATGAAAGACCTTGCCTCATTCATCCACCGGGTGATCTACGGACGCTCTGACAAGGCGAACGCCGGGTGCAACCAGTCCGCTGAGTGGCAGGCCGGGTACGCCGCTGTAATCGACAACGACAAGACCGGTGAATGGCTCATTGAAATGGAATGGAGACGGCGGGACTACTGCATGCCGGACGAGCCGAACTTCAGGGAATGGAAACGCGGGATGTGGGCAGCAACCTTTCAAAGACTTCTATGAGAACACCGCACAAGACACCCATGCAGGAACATGCAGACGCCATGCGCCTGAAGGAAACGTTCGCCGCGCTTGACCCTGCGATTGAAAATGACGGGAAGACGCCCGTGGATTACAGGGATGAACTCTTCGCGCTGATGCAAATCCTGCGCATCTACGGATGGCAAAAAGGAAAGGAGTCCGTGACGGACTTTCTTCGTGGAATGCAAAACGTGATCGTGATACAAGATGCCGTCCGAAAGAATGCCCTGCGCGCCGTCGTGCATTCCATTGAAGCGGGCAAGGAGGATGCTGCCGGAGAGATCGGATGGCTGCACACGGCGCGATGCATTCTCGCCAACAACACGCCCGATGGGCGCATACTCGGAGAACCCTTCCCATTATGACGCGCTTACCGTCAATTTTCCGTCCTCATATTCGCCCGAAGCGGACAGGCGGGATCATCGTTACCTACCCAACCAACAGGATGCAGGACATTTCGGAGCTGCACTTCATTTGGGTAGACGGCGGAGTGTTGACGCTGGGACGTGAAGAGGGCTATTCTGGCCGTTGCTGGGTCCGGGACAGATACGGTGGGAAGGGCCGCTTCCGCGTCATTCATTCGATGATCATGGACCGCGTGAAACGTGAGGGATTGACCGGCGTGAAGATTACCACGCATCGCCACCTTTCCCCTCATTTGAGGGAATCTAGAACTGATACCGATGTGAGGTATCATGTGGAGCACCATAAAACGGAAAGGATATTGGCATGAACTGGTTCCAAATCCTCCAATCCATCGTCGGCACGGAGCACTGGCGCAGACGCATGGAGCTTCACACGAGGCTCAATTACCTTAAGCAGTCCGCTGAAGAAGCGTGCGCCTGCATGGAGCGGGACGAAATGGGTGTCTTTTCCTTCCGCCAATGCTCCGAGGCTCTCAAAGAACTGGAATCCCACTTCGCCGAACTTCAGAAACTCAAATCGGAACTACAATGACCACCATCCCCGACCATCCCGGCATCAGCGCGACCCTGCGCGTGGTGACCACCCTGCACCGTGGCGTTGCCTCTGTCACGTTCGACCAGTTCAGCCAAGCCACGGTCAAGATCACCGGCGAGATGAAGGACGCGCTTCAGTCCTATCAGCGGTTCAAGAGCAACCCGCTCCAATGGCTCGCCGAGTGCCAGCCGCGGGAACTGGCCGTTGAGATCGTGGAAGTGCTGTTGGAGAAGGGAGTTTCCAATGAAACCTGGCCATAACGCGATGCATTTCATGCGCCTTTGCGAAAAGGGCCGAAAAGAGGACGGGTGGACCGACGTGAGCGAAGTCGTCTGGCCGCTCATTTCGGAAGTCCCAAACGATCTTATGGACCGTGAAAAGCTCGAAACGGGAGGACGATGCAAACTCACCGAGGAAGGAGAAATCCTGCTCCGCTGGTCATGACCATCCTCCGTTTCATCTTCGAGCTTGCCCTGGTGCTCGCCGTCGTGGCGGGAACCTGGTGGGCGTTCATTTTGATCTGCACCCATTGACTTATGAAAACACGAAACGCACTGGACTGGATTTCAACCCGCGAGGAACTGCCGCCTGAAGGTGCGCGCGTCCTCACGAAGATCGACGACGAGAAGGGTTGCCGCAATGAGCAGGTGTTGGTGAGACATGGCAACCTTTGGTTTACCGGAACGGATGCCAACGCCATGTATGTCTATTACCGGCCAACACACTGGAGGGCTCTTGGATCATGAAACGCCTTCTCCTTCCCGTCCTCATCCTGGCCGTCCTGTTCGCCATCAACCCCAAGGGCACCATGCGCACGGTCGAGCACTCGCTCACCTGGCTGGCCACGCGGACGATCTACCGCTGGGCCGTGCATGAGCGGTAAGAGAAAAACATAAAAATACTTGACCCCGCTATAAACCATCTGCTATAAACGACCATGGCCACGACCTTGCCCGCAAAATCCACCCCCATCAGCGTCGCGCTCTACCCCAAAGAGAAAGAGGCATGGCTCAAGCTCGCCAGCAAACGGCGCATACGTCCGTGCCCGATGATCCGGGAGGTGATCGTGAAGGAACTGGAAAGCGCCGGGTTTGATCCGGCGAAGTTGATCGGGTAACCATCACAACCAAATCCTATGACCACCAAATCATTCCCTCTTCGCGTCCTGCTCACCGTCACAACCGGACGGCTTCTCACCGTTCCCAAAGGTCCGCGCGACAACGGCATCGGCGACCTGTACGAGCTGCTGAACTGGATGACCGATGACAGCCTGATGACGCACCAACTGCCGCGTGCCGCTGAGCAATGCAAGCCTTGGCTGCTGAAGTGGTTTCCTGAACTTGGGCCTTTCGAGGGCCTGCTTGTGCTGCTGGACGACTATCTTGCGGCCAACAAGGCAGCCGCCGTTGAAAAATGGCTCGCCGAGATGAAGGCGCAGTTTCCCGACGTGAAGGACTCCTATGATGTGCCGCGCCTTCCCACGGACCTTGCATCGGAGGGCCATGTGCGGCGTGATCCGCTTGAGGAACTGGCGGAGATGATTGGGCCGGAAAAGATCATCGTCGTGCAAGCCTAGAACAAAGCGGGCCGGGGCGCATCGACTCGCCCCGGCCCATGCCAAAATCCACCAACACTCCTGAAAATGGACTCAGCACACACAGATTCCACGTCCGCGACGGCTGTCAAGACTGGACGACGCGTGTCCCATCGCAGGCGCAACCGTGCGGCGCTCAAACGGTTCTTTGAACTGCTCGCCGGGATTTGCACTGATTACAGAAACCGTCATCCCAACACGCCAAAAATATGAACGCACTACAAAAACGCGCCGTTGCTCTCTCCAAGGAAACGAACACCAAGCTGGAAGAAAAACTTCTTCAACGCCACGAAAAACAAGCGCAGCACGAAAAGGACATGCAGCCTCTCGACCGCGAGATTGACGGGCTGCGCTCCCAGCTTGCCGCCGCGTTGGCCATGCTCTAACTCGCCATGAGCACTTTCGAGATCAAAAAAGCGACACGCCAAGGAGTCAAGCCTTTGATCGGCGTGTACGGTGAAAGCGGATGCGGCAAGACATTCTCGGCGCTTTTGCTGGCCCGTGGTATCGTCGGCCCGGAGGGCAAAATCGTCATCGGCGATTCGGAGAGCGGGCGCGGCAGTCTCTACGCCGATGTTCTGCCGGGAGGATATGACACCTTGGAACTCTCCGGGCCGTTCAGCCCGCAGCGGTACATTCAGGTGATCGAGGCCATCGAAAAATCCGGCGCGCAAATCGGCATCTTGGACAGCGGCTCGCACGAATGGGAGGGAATCGGCGGCGTGCTGGACATGGCGGCAGAAAACGAATCGAAAAGCGGGAAAGCCGGGCTCCACAACTGGAAGACGCCCAAGATGGAGCACGCAAAGTTCATGCTGCGGATGCTGCAATCGAGCATCCCCTGGATTGTCTGTCTGCGGGCGAAATACAAATCCCGCCAGACGAAGGAGAACGGAAAAACGGTCATCATCAAGGACGATCATACATCGCCGATTCAGGCCGAAGACTTCATTTTCGAGATGACGGCCCACTTTGAAGTGATGCCGGATCACACCATTCATTTGACAAAACATTCCCACCCGGCGCTGAAAGACTGCTTCCCGGAGGACTATAAAGAGCCGGTGGGTGTGAAGCATGGAAAATTGATTGCTGACTGGTGCGCCGGCGGAACAGGGCCGAGGCCGCAAACGCAGGCCAAGCAGTCCGGTGATCCTCTGATGGATGCCAAGCGCAAACTTTGGAATGCGGTCAAGGCAAACTTCGATGATGTGAAGGCGTTCGAGTCCTATCTTTTCGGAGAAGGCATGCTTGGGGAAGGTGAGACAATGGCCGATCTCACCATCGAAAGGCTGAACAACATCTACACCAAAATGAAATCATGAGTTTCCACCCATCATCCACTTTGCCCCCCGTCGTCTTCAACGCTGACCCGTTGGAGTATCACAAGCTCGGCACGAATTACGAACGGGGAGACGCACGGCGCACCATGAGCCGTTCAGAGCTTGAAGACTTCGCCGCCTGCCCGAATCGCTGGCTCCATGGCGAAGACAAAAAGGCCACCAAAGCAATGATGTGGGGAAGCCTGCTTGATGTGGCATTCCTTTCGCCTGACTCACTGGAGCAGGTTTACGTTGTACAACCCCCCACGTACAAAACAACGCGGATGGTCTGCCCTCAGTGCGGCAGCGCTACGGATTCCAAGAAGTGCGCGAAATGCAAATGTGACCGCGTGGAACAAGAGGTCGAAATGGAGTGGAGCAACAATAGCGACACAGGCAAGGCATGGAAGGCCGATCAAGAAAAGGAGGGCAAGACCGTCGTTTCAGAGGACAAGCTTTCCGACGCATGGAAAGCCGTTGCGCGTCTCAAGCAGGACGAGGAAATAGCAGGCATCATGGCCGTGAGCAAGACACAGGTACAGGTGAACGTGGAATGGCATGATGAATCGGGGATCGTAGTGCCTTTCAAATGCCTGCTTGATGTGGCGCCCGATCCTGCGAGCGGCTTTGGTGACACGCTTTACGATCTGAAGTCCACAAAGGATGCGGCAGCCAAATGGTGGACGAAACAGGTTTTCAATGATGGCCTGTACTATCAGGCCGGGGTGTACTACGACGCAATGAACGCCACGGGCATGAAGTACCGGAACTTCGGCCACATCATCCAGGAATCGTTTGCGCCCTACGAACCTACCGTACGCCCACTCACGTTTGAATTCCTACAAGTCGGCATCAACCAATACCGCGAGGATCTGAAGCGCTATTGCAAATGCCTCAAGACTGGCAAATGGCCGGGCTATGATCGTGACCCGGTGGACGTGGAACTCTGGATGATCCGCGAACCTTCAACCCTTGCGAACGCCTAGCGCAGGGCAAACGACGACGAAGATTGACAATATGAAACGCCTCCGCAAAATCTTCCCCAAGGGCGCCAAGTGCGAGGACTGCGGAAAGGAATCGCCCGGCTGGCCTGCCGGCTGGCCTGCCGGCTGGGTCAAAAGCGGCGCGTCAAAGCATGGCAGAAAATACGAAAAGAGCGGCATCGCCTGGCATTGTCCAGACTGCCGCAGAAAGCTTGATTTATGAAATCGACCCCCGAACAGATCACCTTCTGGATCCCCGGCATCCCGGCGCCGGGAGGCAGCAAGCGCTTTGTGGGCCTGTCGAAGAAGACGGGGCGCGCCATCCTCGTTGACGATGCGGGCGAGCGGAACAAGAACTGGCGGAGCATCTGCGCGACTGTAGGGGCGCAGGCCATGAGCGGGAAGGTTGTGTTTGAAGGCCCGCTTTACGTGGAGTTCAATTTCAGGATGCCGCGGCCAAAAGGACATTTCGGCAGCGGAAAGAATGCTGCCAATCTGAAGGCTTCAGCGCCTGCTTATCCAGTCACCAAACCGGACGTGCTCAAGCTCTCCAGATCGACGGAGGACGCGCTTACGGGCATCGTGTGGCGCGATGACTGCCAGACGGTCACCCTGCTGGCCTCCAAGTGGTTCGCCGAAAACGGCAAGTGCGGCTGCGAGGTCCTTATCCGTCCACGCTCATGACCGCCTTCCCCAAATCCCTCATCGGCTCTGTCACGCCTGCGCAGTACGCGTTCCTCAGACACACGATCCGCATGGGCGGCAGCCGGAGCATATCGCGGAGGAGGGCCGTGGCGAGACACTGCATGGAGCGCGGCTACGGGACTGTGACCGGGCTTCGCTTTTTCATCAACAGGAACGGGAGGGCGTTGTTTGAATGAGTGAGTTGCTGACCATCCTCAACGGCGACGTGCGGTCCATGCTGAAGACTCTCGAAAGCGAGTCGGTTCAGTGCTGCGTCACTTCGCCGCCATATTGGGGCTTGCGCGACTACAAACACGCTGGGCAGATCGGGCAGGAAAAGACGCCAGAACTCTATGTTGCGGTGATGGTGAAAGTCTTTGAGGAAGTGCGGCGCGTGTTAAAGGCAGATGGAACGCTTTGGCTGAATCTTGGGGATTCTTATTGGGGCGGCGGGCGCGGCGGCAATCCGGCAGAGTCAGCGCATCGGAAGCAGGCAACCAATGCCGGATCGTGCATCAAGGCTCCGAACTGGAAAAGCGCCGAGTGCGGACTCAAAGCCAAAGACCTCGTGGGCATTCCGTGGATGGTAGCGTTTGCCCTGCGTGCTGCCGGATGGTGGCTGCGCAGTGAAATTGTCTGGTTCAAGCCGAACCCGATGCCTGAGAGTGTCACGGATCGCCCGACTTCCGCGCATGAGAAAATCTTTCTGTTCGCCAAATCGGCCGATTATTACTGCGACATGGGCGCGATTGCCGAGCCCGCGATTTATTCTGGACTGACCGGGCAAAATGAGAACGGATTCAAAGACCCGCTGAATTTTAACGGCAAGCACTTCAAAAGCCTGCCTGATGGCCAGGCCAACATCCGAAAGGCGAGAGACAAGCAAAGGGGGCACTCAAGAAAGCACGCTGGATTTAACGACCGCTGGGATGCGATGGAACGCGCCGAACAATGCGGCGGTTTGAGAAACAAGAGAAATGTGTGGGAAGTCGCGACCCATTCTTACCCAGATGCCCACTTCGCAACCTTTCCGCCGAACCTTATCAAGCCGTGCATTTTGGCTGGCTCTCCTTCCGGTGGACTGGTGCTCGATCCATTCTTTGGCAGCGGAACGACCGGCATGGTGGCTCTTGAACTTGGACGGCGCTGCATCGGCATCGAATTGAATCCGCAATATGTCGAACTGGCGCACCGCCGCTGCAACATCACACCAGGACTTGCCCTATGAAGCCGCGCCCTGTTCCGGTGATTTTGTGCTAAATGGTGTTGACGACCTTAACCGACTTCGTTAATATGGGAAAACCGATGCCAGTCAAAAAAGAAGTTCAGGTCTTCGATCATGTCGCTACAGGGCGCGCCTACCGAACCGCCCGACGTGCTCTCGATCTGTCGCAGGAATCGATTGCGACTCGAATGGGCGTTTCCGCCGTGTTCCTTCACTACCTGGAACTCGGCAAGCGCAACTGGACGGATGACCTTTGCCAGCGGTTTCAGAAAGCGCTGCAGGAGAAATGATCTATGGACTATCTACCCCACGAAAAGATGTACCGGCGTGCAGCCGGGGAAGGCTTTGAGGTTTTTCTCAAGGATGACCAAATTGAGATCAGGCAGGATTCCCAAAGTGAAGTCCACGCCATTTTTCTTATTCTCGATGAGGCTGAGGACTTGGTTGAGGCGCTCAATTCCTTAATCGCAGATGCCAAAAAGGAGGAATGAATTTCTACCCCCATCATCTCGGCGACTACGCCAAAGACACGGGGCATCTCAGCGTCACCGAACACGGAGCTTACCGCCTTCTGATGGACCACTACTACAGCACCGAAAAGCCGTTGCCTGAAGATTTTCCGGCACTTTTTAGGGTCTGCCGCGCTACGACCCATATTGAAAAAGTGGCCGTGAAATCTGTTGTTGCCAAATTCTTCCCACTAGAAAACGGCGTGCGGACTCACAAACGGATTGAACACGAGTTATCCATTTACCGTGAACGTGTTGACGTAAACAAAGAGAATGGAAAGAAGGGCGGAAGGCCTCCAAAACAAAAACCCAATGGGTTTCCAGTGGGTTCTGTGGGGAAAACCCAAACGAAACCCAAAAATAACCCTATCCAAGATCCAATAACCAATAACCAAATTAATCCTCCTGCGGAGGGTGACGAAAAGGAACTTCCTTCCCGCCAAACCCAAATCCTGAAATACTGGAAAGACGAATTCAAAACCCACTTCGGAACCGAGTATTCCTTCCACGAAAAGCGCCAGTTCAAGGAACTCCAAACCCTCCTTTCCGCCAATCCTAACCTTTCCCCCGACGAATTTATGGACGTGGCAAACGAGGCGTGGAAGGCGTCCGCCGACAAGTTCCGAAAGGCCGTCAAGGAGTCACGGACAATCACCGGGCTCTGCCAAAACTGGAACGCCATCCGGGCCGAGCTTCAGACGGTTCCCAGCGCCCCGAAAAGAGAACTCCCATCCATGACCATGTGATGAACACCATTGAAATCGACATGCTGCGCGGAATGCCGCGCGCCGAGGATGCAGAGCAAGGGCTGCTCTCGTGCCTGCTGTCGAACCCCATCGCCCTTTGTGACGACATGAAAAAGCACGTCCCACCGGACCATTTTTACCACGCTGGAAACAGGCTGATTTTTACGGAGATACTTGCCGCCAATGAAGCAGGCGTCCCTATCAACCTTCAATCCCTCTGCCAGTGGTTCATCGACCGCGCCACGATTGACAAGATCGGAGGACCGGCCATCCTCGCTGAACTGCTCAATTTCAACCCCACCCCAGCGCATTATCCCTACTTCATCGGCATTCTCCGCGACAAGGCGCTTCTGCGGCGCACAGTGCTCGCCTGCACGACCGGGATTCAGAAATGCTACGAACACCAGGAGGACGTGCCCGAAGCCGTGGCGGCCATTTGCAGCGAAATCTTCGACGCCATCAGGCCGGACCTGTCCAGCGGCCACAAATCGTTCAAGACCCACATTTCCGAGTACCTGGACATCTGGCAGAAACGCATGACCGGCGAAGTGGATTCCGGGATTCCCACGCGCTGGGACTGCTTCAACTCCACATTCGGGGGCATCACCGCCGCATACTGGCTGCTGGCGGCCTATCCGAGCGAGGGAAAGTCTTCGCTGGCCCAAAATCTCATGGAGGACACTGTTTGCCATGGCAAGCACGCCGTCTGGTATTCCTATGAGATGGACCGCACTGAATGCCTTGACCGGCTCATGGTGGCGCGCTCCGGGATCGACTCAGACAAGGTTTTCAGGCCACGCAACAATAAGCCGACACAGGAGGACGCCCGGAGCATCACCCGAGCGATCACCGAGATGAACGAATGGGGGATGCACCTGCGCTGCGAGCCGTCATGGACCATCGAGCAGATTGACGCCGACGTGAAGGCTCTCTGCGCCAAGCATCCGGTGGGATTGGTAGTGATCGACTTCCTTCAGCTTGTGCCCACGCAAAAGACTTTCGGGAGCCGGGCTGAACAGGTGGCCTACATTTCCCGCCTCGCAAAGCGCCAGATCAGCGCCGCGAACCGCGTGGCCGTGCTCATGCTGTCGCAGCTCAACGATGACGGCAAGACGCTGGACAGCCGCGCGCCGAATCAGGATGCATCGAACGCGCTTTCGATTGAAGGTGATCGCGGCCTGCTGGTGGTCAAAAACCGCAACGGGCGCAAGGGGCATTTCCTTCCGCTCCGGCTCAACGGCGCGACGTTTTCATTTGAGAAGTTCACCCCGGAAGCGCCGAAGGAAAAACCGGCGTCCAAACCCAAACGCGACTGGCACAAGGATTGATGAACCCGCTCCAAACCTACGCCGAATTTATGGAACATCCCAAACCACCGATGCACAAGGAGCACGCCGCCGAGATCGCCAAGATGATTGAAGAAGGCACGGACCTTGAACACTTAATCGCCGTGCGCGCCATACAGCATCAGGACAGGGACAGGCTGCATCCCGGATGGCGGGATCAGTACAACGCCGAGTTGAAACTTTGGCTCATGGCGAACGGCCAACAGGTCGATGATAGCGCCTTCCGGCAGTGGGCGGAACAGAACGCATGAACATGAGCACGATTGAAGCAGCAGTGAAAGAGCGCGGCATCAGCATGTCCGCCCCCATGATCCGGGCGTACATGGAGGGGCGGAAGGGGCAGACGAGAAGGCTGGGCAAACACCAGATGGACACCGCCACAGAACTGGGGGTTGAATATCAAATGCACGCAACCAAGGGAGAGATAGCGGTAGCCACATACAGGGCATATCCTGACGGGGGTTCGGCGCGCCACGGCCTTTGCGAATGCCCCTACGGCGCTGCCGGCTCGGAACTCTATTTCAAGGAGGCTTGGAAGGTAAACGGCGCTTACGACTACTTGCCGCCTTCCAAGTTGACCGCGCATAGCGGCCCCATCACTTATCTGGCCGACGGAAGCGGAGAAGAAATGGGCCGCTATCGTCACGCACGTTTCATGCCGCGCTGGATGTCCCGCTTCCGGCACATCCCCATCCTGGGCATCCGCGTGGAACGGCTCGGCGACATCAACGAGCAGGATGCGGTTGATGAAGGCGTCGAGCGTGTGACTTCCATCGGTCCTTGCCGCGCGATGGGATGGAAGGACTATTCAGGAGGGCCGGGCTTCTTCAGCGCCGTCGAATCTTACAAATCGCTATGGACGAGCATCAACGGCTCGTGGGACGGCTCGTTGTGGGTATGGGTTATCGAATTCCCAAAGTATCAACCGCATAACCAGACAAACACATGAACGAAGAGAAGACACTTGGACAGATTGCCTTTGAAGCCTATTGGAAGGCGTACGGGTACAATACAGTGAGGCCGTTCACTGAGCAGTTTTCCAGTGAATTTTGGGAGTGCGCCGCCAAAGCCGTGCTTGATGCCTCGCGCACCATCCCCGCACCGGCTGGACAGGTGACGGAGTGGGACGTTGCCGGGGCCGCAGATGCGAGAGCATGGGGGTGGACACGTCAGCCTGGAATGGAGTTCAGGCGCGACGACGGCGAACATGGATGGGTGCATGTGTGCGGGAGAATTGGCGAATGCATTTTTGATGACGGATTTACCTACCGCCGCCCAAAAAAATCCCAGCCCCAGGATGAACGCCCCATTGCCGCGCATGAGGTCGGGGAGCAGCCTGTAGCAAGTAGTCCTGGGGTTGGGAATTCACCTCCCGAAGCGGGCGCAGAGACGCCATTGACGGATGACTTTGGCGCCAAAAATATCAGCGGGCATTGGCATATCGACATGAAATCATGGCGTGATTTCGCCCGCCAGCTCGAACGCTCCCTCGCCGCCAAGGACGAGGAGATTGCGAGGCTAAAGGAGGAAAACGAAAGCAGAGGAAATGCGATCAACTCGTATAAAATTGCCGTTTCATCCTTGATCACAGAACGAGATCACGTCCGCACCGCCCTTGAAGCGGCCAAGGAGGCAGAGGAGCGTTGCGCCAAACTTGAATCCCAGCTCTCCGAAGCCCGCAAGGGCGGCGGGTGGATTGCATTTAGCGAGCGCAGGCCAACCAAGGAAGACGCAAATAGCAATGGTGAAGTCCTTTTCGAGTTTGGAGACGGCAACATAACATCCCACAAATGGGACGAAAGCAGCATTGCCGACCACTGGAAGGGCAGGGCGTCCCACTGGATGCCCATTCTGCCCCTCCCGCAGCCCGTCGTGCCGGTGGATGCCGAGAAGGAATGGACAAGGATATGGGCCGCCATAGAAGACGTCATGAGAAGCCCATTGGTTGAATTTAAAGAGGAAGAGCTTGTGTGCATTAAGCTGGATCTTCGCAAAAAATTTGAAGCCGCGTTCACCGCCAGCCGCGAAAGGAGCGCGTCATGAACAACCCAACCGAACAAATAAAACTCGTCCTCTCCGAGATCGAGCAGGGGGAGAATGCGGCGACGCTTCCACCATGGAACGTAGAAACCTTTCGTCACTCTGATGCAAAGGAATTTTTCATCAGCGGGCCTCGCGCCGTCCTCGATTTTGAGACGCCAAAAGAACAGGCCGCGCAGCGCGCAAACGCCGCCTTCATCGCCCACGCCCGTTGCGACGTTCCCCGCCTGTGCAGGGCGCTGGAGATGGCGGTGGAGGCATTGGAACGGATGGACTACGCCAACACACTGCCAAAGACAGATTTTGAAAAAGCCTTCCGCAAGATCACCGGAGACACCCTCCAATCTATCGCCGAGCAACTGAAGCCCAACGCCACACTGACATGAGCGCTCATTTCCCATGCACATGCCCCGGCCCTCGAAAAGAGCGAATGAAAAACTGGGTCGTCACGAAGCGAAACTGCAACCATTCCTATTTCGAGTCTCCCCGTGGAGGGCATCACCACTCAGAATATTCAAGCGTATATTGTCGCGGTCCTGGCAAAAACGGCAGCGGCTGCACCATGTTTATGCGCTCCAAGGCCAGGTTTGTAGACCAACTTCCAAACGCAAAATTATGAAGGCCGCCGCCGCCATCACCCGCCTGCGAGAATTGCAGGCCCAGATCATCCACGGGCCGAAGACCTTTGGGGAGATCGCCGACTGCCTCGCCGAAACAAACGAGCTGCTGGAACTCGAAAGGGCCACACTGGCAGGCGAAAAGAAAATGCATGACTTCTCGCTCAAGGCCCTCGTAGCGGCGAACGCACGAGTGGAGAAGATGAAGGAATTGCTGAAAACTGCGCTGGATGACGCCTCCAATGATGGAACGTGGATCAATGAGGGCGCATGGCGCGAATGGTCCAAAGAAGCGGCAGAAGCACTCAGGGAGCCATGACAACGGTGAACATCTGGACCACTACCAATCCCCAAGCATGGAATGTGGGGAGGGAGTTCGTCATGTTCATCACCGGAACATTGGAGGAGGACATGAGGGTGGCCGCCGAATGGTTCGGCTGTGCCATCACCGAACTGAAGTTCACCACCAAGGAGATGACCGACAAGGAAATCCGAGACATCCAATCAGGGGAATGGGACGGGTAAGCCATGATCGCAGACTGCGAGCAGAACCGCCACGCATGGGCCATCACTCCTCACGGACGGCGCTGCCTGCGCTGCTGGGCTCAGGTGGCGTGGCCGTTCAGCGCGCAGCCGATTCCTCCAGCCGTGTCTCCCGCGCCTTGTCCAGCGTTGCCTGTGTCGGGTTCGCAGTCCTTGGCTGGTACTTTTGCCGGAGATCAGACGGAACCTGCGCCACCTTAACAAACCGTTGCCACGCTTCAATCCGCTGGCGGTCCGCATCACGGATGACCTGTGCGTTTGACGGGTCTTTTGCCATCTCACGGCGAAAGTTCACTTCGTGGACGGCATCCCCGGTGAAGGCGCGGAACAATGAGGCGTGGAATCCCTTGACGGTGCGTTCAAGTTCGCGCCTGTCGCCATGCGTGAGCTTATCAACCTCTTCCTTCGCGCCCGCATCATCACCGTCGAGAAGATGAAAAACAAGCGGGTTGTAAATGGATGGCTGGTGGAAGTCCGTTCCCGTCTTCGCTCCGTATATGCTCATGTAGTCATGGGCCTTGGACTTCGCCTCGCCAAGCTGGCTGTAGCGGTTGATCTTGACACCTGCCGCACGGAAGAAGTCTTCCAGCTTTGAAGTAGGCGACTGTGCGCCGGTTGTCGTAAGCCCGCGAAGAAGCGGCTGCATGGTCATCGGCAGGGCGCCGACCGCCGCATCACCGGCCGCTGCAACATGCCCGACATTCTCGTCACGCCAGTTTTTGCCGCGGATGATGTTGTAGAGGTCGCGCACCATCGGAGATGCGCGGTTATTCAGGAACGCCACCGGGTCTTTGACGGCCTCCAGCAAATCGCCGGGCACAGAACGCAGGGTGAACCTCTGGCCGCTTTTCTTGTTCACGACGGAGAACAGGTTTTTGCTGTCCGTCATCATGTCGCCGTCGTTGAGCAGATAGTTGCTGATGCGCGCCACGAGCCATTGTCCCGCCGCCAGAGCGAAGAACGCCGCCATGGCCTCACGGCCTGCCACTGATGCGTCAACACCACGCAGCCGCTGCACCCCAAGGGCCTGGGCTGCGAACCGGATGCGCGCCGTCAGAAAGTCAGGAGCCAGCGCGACGATGGACATGAGATCGCGCTGGGATTTGGTGATGCGAAGATCGGCCCAGTTCAGATGCCCGTAGGCATCATTGACCGTCGTGGCCGTGATGTGGCGGACATCATCATCGGTCATCCGGCCATCCGCCAGCTTCCCAGAGAACCGTTTCAGGTTCCTCTCATAGACGTTCTGGGCGGTCTTGAGCTTCAGCGCCGGGATATAGCGCAGGAACAGGTGCTCACTGAGCGCCTTTGACCATGTGCCAACGATGGGAATTTTGTAGAACAGGGCGTCGGACGCGCCGCCGCCTTCAAAATATTTGATGGCATCGCTTTCTCCTCCCAGCATGAGCCCGGACTTCATCCATTTGAGATGCTCAGGATTCAGCGGGTCAACGGGTGGCAGGTTCCAAAGCGGATTGGTGCCGTGGCCTAGCCCGTGGAATCCCTCCTGCACGTAGTGGAATGCTGAAAGGCCGCCAAGCAGAGCGCCCTTGATTTGTTTGTTGATCTCCAGCGCGCCCTTCCACAGATAACCGGGAAGATTGGGCTGGGATGCCGCCTTGCGCACCCATGACGGTTCGGTGCGCGCGTTGATGTAGGGGAACACCTCAGGCGAGAACAGGAGCCGTCCGAAATAGTTCTTCATCTTCGCCGTGCCGCCCGCTGCTTTGGCCGCCGCGATGTCTTCCGCCGGCGGTGGAAGCTGGAAATAATAACCCTGCACCCCACGTCCGCCCGCCGGCATGTAGCCTTCCGGGTCGAAATGCTCCACCTGTGAACCGCCCACCGCGTACTTGTGGTAGCGGATGTAGGAGCGCATCTGCACGGGGATTGCCACACCTGAGGCCGCCAGTTCCTTGAGCCGGTCCACGGCGTTGTCATTGAGATGGATTGCCTGGTCGCTGTCGATGATGGCGAACGGCGCGCCCTTGGAATCGCGAAGCTCCACGACCTTCTGTGCGAATTTCCGGGTTGCCAAGGCCCGGTTCACTTCCTTGCCGTTGACGCCCACCAGCTTGAAGTCGTCCAGCGTCTTGGGTGTCAGCCCGGCCATGATGCCGTCAAAGCTGCTGGCATGCTTGCGCTTTTTGAAACTGGAAGGGTCGGACTCAAAGCGGGAAAGAAACTCGCCGAATCCTTTCTTTCCACGGTTGTTCTCCAAATCCCAAACCTGCTTCCCGTAAGCCTCATCCACCTCCAGCGGCACACCGGCGGCCTGTGCGGTCAAGGCATTCTGCCTGTAGTCCTGCGTCACCTTGTCCGAGAGTTTCTTTTCCGCATCGGTCAGGGCCAGGGCCTTGTTCCAGACGGGCGCGTATTGAGAGCCGCCCTTGGCCTTGAGTTGGTCGCGCTGGTCGGTCAAAACGGAGGCATCGCCCTTGGCCTGACGATAAACGTGGATGGCCGCGCCAAGCAGGGAATCTTTTTCAAATTTGGCCGGGTCGAGTTTTGCAGCCTCTTTCTCGCGCGTCTGCTGCAAGGCATCAAAGGCCATGTTCCCGGCGTTCACTTCCCCATCATGCTCGTTGGCAAGCTGGCGGAAGGGCTCGATCTCCTGATGGCGTGAACGTGTGGCCGATGGATTGACGCGGTTGAAAGCGCCCGGCCTTATCGTCTCGCTGGTGTCCTGAAACTTGCGGGCAGGCAATGCGATGGAACCGCCTGGGGCGTGGACATTCGCAGCCTTGGCGGCTACGGCGCTCTTTATTCCGGCGCTTGAGAACTTGCCGACCGCGCCGATTTCGCTGGAGCTTTTCGCGTGCTGCCAGACGCCCTGAAGATATTCGTGGACTGCGGCGGCGCTTTTCTTGGCCGCTTCCCAAAGCGCCGCAAGATGCGGGCGAATCCACTCACCGAATTTGGTGAGCGCTCGGCGGCTGAAGTCGGCCAAATCCTTGGCCTGCCGCGCCATGAGCCGGATGCTATCCACCATCAGGCTGATGGGGCCGTGCATGTAGAGTTTCCCGCCAGTCCGTTCAATCTCCCGTTCGCGTGCCGCGATGTCGTATGCCTGAGGCAACGGAACCTTGGTCTTGCTGCCATCCGGATGAACCAGCGTCACGGAATTGAGCCGTCCCTTATTGGTGACATTTGGCTTCAGAAAACGCCAGCCGCTTTTTCCGGCATAGGCATAGGTTCCAAATGGAACGGTGGATTCCACCTTCTTAAGCAGG